CAACATGTCGCAAAACAAAATGTTTTGCGACATGTTGTTTTTAAAAAACAATTTTATTTACTGGAAACAAATTAATGAAAGATCAAAACAATTTTTGGCGTTATTGTGATCAAGAAGGCAAAATGCCTTTTTTGTATAACAAGCTGTTCAAAATCAAATCTCACCCGTTTTACGTTCAATACCGCAATAATAAACCAGTTGCCTATCACGGTCCGATCGACGTGGTAGGGACAAACGGCAAAATTTGGGATTACTCTGTCAACGAATATGTTGACGCCGCAACTATTTCTGAGGAGTAAAAATGATTGTGCGGGTAATGCCATTACCACTGTGGATTTATGACGAGTTTTTAAATTTACAAATTGATAAGTTTATTATTTATGCTCAAAGAGAATATAATGACGGCTATGCAGATAGTTGGTCAGAAGAAATTGTTCCACGTTTGTTTTTTGATCACAAATCTGGACTAGCAATTGAAGTCCAAAAAAACCATCCGCAACTTTACAAATCAATAGAGCGATGGATTTCAAATGTTTATTGCATTGAATTAGGCATAAATTGCGGAATTCGCGTTACTTACGATTTGATAGCAAAACAATGCATTTTTGAAAGATGGCAGATTCAACCAGTTGAAATTGAACCAGCGTTGAGTCAAGTGTTGAGTTTTACTGTAGACGACGAAGGAGAATTATAATGCTTCACGCTCAAAAAATAATTAAACCTCCTGTGTCTGCAATTGCTCCAGGAATTTTAAGTCTTGCTGCAATTTCAGAACATATCGTAGTTTCAGCTAAGTATGCCGGTCATGTTAATTTAACTTACGTTAATGCCGAAAAGGATTTAGACAAGTCAAAACAAACAACCAGCCTATATAACATTATAATTTCGCCAACAACAGAATTGTCTGTTAGAGATCAAACTTTGTATTGCGTAGGTATGAACAGTTTTTTAATAATTAATTTCAAAGAATTAATTGACATTTATCAAAAAACTTATGGAGACAAACCGTATGGTTCGTTGACTAACCAACGTTCTATTCAAAAATGGAATGCCACTATAAAAAAATATGCAGAATTAACAAAAAATCAATTTTGTAGTCAAATTGATTTTCCAGAAGTGACGGGCATTATTTCTTTTAGAGTTGATTGTAATGATGGTCGGTTAGAGCTAATGCTTCTTCGTCAATTTAAATATGGTTATGTTATTGATTTTGTAAACAATAAAAAAATAAAATGGTTTCACAAAAATATTTTTAATTTTAATTTTGAAAGAACTGCAAATAAATACGTTTCACCTGCTACGTTGCCTGAGTGGGAGTATCCGGTAAGACTAACGGTAATCAATCCAGTTTACAATTACATCATAACAGTAAAAAATGAAATAAAGCACAATGCAAATGTGACTGATAGTTATTGCTCTGTCGAATTTAAAACATATTCGTTTTCAAACATTAACAAAAACATTGAATTAAAATTAAAGTTAGTTAGTGAATACCGCTGTAATGAGCTCTATACGCACACGCATCGACTTCCAGTTGTAAAAAAAATTAAGTTTTCTCCGTGTGGAAAATATTTATTATGCATCCACCGGAATTATACGTTATCGCTGCACGCGATGGATTCTCAAGGTAATTTTAATTTTTTGTGGTCTAGAGAAATTACGCTTAAACCAAATTTAATTGATCATTCTTCTGCGGTAGCAAGCGCTTGGGCTGTTGCTTGTTTTAGTGCTGATTCTAATTACATAGCAGTGACTTGCGAAGAGCATGGTGCTTTTGTAATTAGCACCGCAGACGGTGATGATGTGTTTTTTGCGGTAGAGAAAGATAATTCTGCAAACACGAGTTTTACGGCTTTAGGTTTTAGTCCTACAGGAAATAAGTTGTTTGCTGCTGACGTGGCTGGAAACCTTCTTGTTTATTAATGGAGATTTGTATGCCTTTTTTATTTGGTGTGGGTACACACAAAATAACTGAAAAAGAAGAATCAAGAATTCAACAACTGCTTAAAAAATATCATCCTGATGTAAGTTTTTTGTACATTACCGAGCCAGGAAACAAACATAGGTTTTGGTTTGAAACTAAAAATCGAGGACAACCGTTTGATAATGTTTTGGCTCGTTCTGTAATGGAACGAGTTGGACAAATCAAGAAATCAAAATAAACATGCCTTTATATTTTGTTGGCATTGATCCTGAAGATGGACCGTTCATAACAGAAAATCCAGACAATATGGGGCTAGATATTGTTTACGTTTCAGAATCTCGCAATGACGCAGAAGATTATTTAACAGATTTGTGCGAACAATTTGAATCAAAAACTTGCGTAATGCGTGACGAAGCTTTTGATCGAGTTTTAGATGATTCTCGTTTAAATCCATACTTGGATATTTTGATGGACGAGTCGTTAAATAACACTAAGTCTGATTTTGAGCATTGGAAGTGGGTGGCAAACGCGCCCAAGCAAGAATTAATTGCCTGGGCTAAGAAACGTAAACATTGTTGTGATGACAATTGTCGCAGCAATGGATGTAAATTTAAATAGAAAGGAATGAGTCATGGACTTGCATACAAAAGTTATATTTTATAGACTTTGTGAAGTTTGCAAAAATACAAATATTACAAAAATTACTCTTGATTTTAACGGTAGTGGAGACTGCGGACAAATAGAAGATATAGAATTTTTTAACGATAAAAATGAAGAATACGAAAAACCTGGTTCCGAAAATTCAATCTGTCCGGCTGTTAGGCTTGACAATACAACTATTTTAGAAGGACTCACATGGAATAATACAACCGGGTGGGTTCCAATTCTTAAAACAAAAGATTTAACTTTAGAAGAAGCGGCAGAACGTGTTGCTTATACCATGCTTGAAACGCATCACGAGGGTTGGGAAATTAACGACGGTTCTCAAGGTAAAATTACTTTGAATTTAATAGATAAAAAAATATTTTTAGAAATAAGCATCAACATCATCGCGGTTGAAACGTATGAAAATGAAACCGATTTGTCTGATTTTAATCCAACTCTTTCACAAATAGGAGAAGGAGAACAGGATAATGCACAAATAGGAGAAGGAGAACAGGATAATGGCTAATCCTTACCACCACGCTTTGAGTAGTGTCAAAGCGTGGGGAGGAACAGTTGAAGATTACTTACCAATCCATGATTGGTTTGACGCGTCGAAAGAACACTTTGGTGATTTTAGGCACCGTGCCTTGCGTCACCATTCGCAGGGCATTTACGAAGCCGAAAAACTTTTCGGTGGAGCGGATCACACCATCACAATCTCAACCGGGCGCAAAATCCCTGTGCGTTGGATTGCCGAAAAACATGTTGTTGAAGATTTGGGTTTTATCCCGTCAATAAAAGATTGGTTTTCAACAATCAAGCCTTGCCCCTGGATGGGCAAGGCTAAGGACCTTGTAAAAGAAGTAGAGGTGCAAGTATGAAGTTTGTTTGTCAAATCGACATGGACAATGAATCTTTTCAAGACCAAATGGAACTGCCGCAATTGCTACGCAGAATTGCTTGCGATATTGCGGAAAGTTATGAAAAGAATTCAGTTGTAGATTCGAATGGAAATGTAGTTGGAAAATGGAGTATTGAAAACAAAGGTATTCTTGAAGAGGAGAATTGCTAATGTCTGATAACCATGATTATGTTGCAAAAAAAAACCGGTACTTGCAAGTTGAAGAACCTGACCGATCAGCAACTATTGATTTTCTTGGAGAATATGGTTTTTCCGTTAGCTTATCACTTGAAAATAATCAACTTCATGTTCGCATTTTGGACGCAGAATATCCAAATCCAATTTTGCTTGATTTATTGATTGAAGTGCCAAAATGTGAAAACAAACAAGATAACGAAGAAGGAGGAACTATTTATGAGTAAGCACACGCCGGGGCCGTGGTGGAGAGACGACGACGGATTTATCGCTGCCCGGAGCGGAGAGGACTACGTTACGGTAGCCGATCCGCACTGTTCGTCAATGGACATTTACGAGCGTGAGGCAAATACCGACCTCATTGCCGCAGCGCCGGAACTGCTGGCGGCGTTGCGGGATTGCATCACTGAACCCGAGTCCGCTGGCATGCAAAACGGATTGGGGAGGATGAAGCGTCGGCTTGAAGCCGTCAACACTATCGCCCGTGCCGCCATCGCAAAGGCAGAAGGAAAATTAAATGAAAATAACTGAATTGCTTGATATTGACACGATGTACTACGACCCGGCCGCGCTCAACTTTGAACGCGGCCGGGTCATTTTCAACAAGTATTCCAACGCCAAAAAGATTGAGGTTGATTCTCATTGGAAAATTGAAGAACTCAATCAAAATCCGGAATTGGCAACTAAATGGAATCACGTCAAGGCTCACTACTTGGTCCTTGGCGTTAAGACGGCTATCGCAAGCCGACCAAACGATAGATCAACGGACTGGATTGCACCGAGCCATAGTTCAGGCTGTGGTATGGCTTGCGCATACTGCTATGTTTCTAGACGTAAAGGTTATGCCAATCCGATAACTGTGTTTGCTACTATAACAAAAGTATTAGCACATATAGAAAGAAAATGTGAGCGCCTTGGGCCAAAAGTATTGACGCCTGAGAATGCTCAAACTGATCCAATTTATTGGACATGGGACATTGGCGAGAACAACGACTGCTCTGTGGACGCAGCCGTATCCGACAATGTAAAAGATTTGGTGCATTTGTTTCGGCGTATTCCAAACGCCAAGGCAAGTTTCGCCACCAAGTTTGTAAATCGAGAATTACTGACATACGATCCGCAACATAAGACACGCATCAGGTTTAGCTTGATGCCTGCGCATGTTGCTAAGGTTGTTGATGTCAGAACTTCTCCAATTCCTGAAAGAATTGCGGCGATCAACGATTTTGTTGACGCCGGATACGAAGTCCATATCAACTTGTCACCTGTTATTATTTACGACGGGTGGGAAGATGATTACATGGATTTGTTTACGCAAATCGACGATGCTTTGAGTCCACGGGCAAAGAAGCAATTAAAAGCGGAGGTTATATTCCTCACGCACAACGAGAAGCTGCATGAACTCAATATGCAGTGGCATCCGCAAGCTGAAAAAAAATATCTTTGGCGGCACTGGGATGACGAATCAAACAAAAAGACCAATCGGTTTGGTCTTGAGGTTATTCAGCAACGCAAGATTAGCCAAAACGGCATGGTCAATTTGCGTTACAAGAATAATTACAAGAGCGCCGGTTGTGAAGATTTACGGGAGATGCTTGAACGCATGCTTCCGTATTGTGAAATTAGATACATTTTTTAAGAGGTGTGCTTATGCGACAAGAAATTCTTAAGAGTTTGTGTGACGAAGATTTTGAATTAATTAATGTTGATCCTGCAACGGTTTCAGACGATGAGTTTGCAAAGCTTGTAGATGAAATGCAGAAATTTTTAGACGAAACATTTTCTGCTGTTTTGGAAACATGTTGGAAGAACGTAAAGCGTTCCCGGAGTAAATAAAATGAAACAAGAAGTTTGGGTAAGACTTGGTTGCATTGTAACAATAGATGTTCCGTTTGATATTGAAGAAGCCGAAAGCACTGAAGAAAACAATTTGATACTTCAAAAAGCTTTAATTAAAGCTGTTATGTTGGGAAGGTTTAGGCCAGACGGAAACAGTTATGTCTGTAACGGTTTTGATAACAATTTTGATGACCTTGAATTTGAGATTCCTGACAAGATGTCCATGTTTGAATTTAAATAATTTATACGGCTTTGAAATAACCAGGGCGCAGAGAAATCTGCGCCCATTTTTATTGGAGTTTGTTATGAAAGAAAAAACTTTATTTTTTGAAAATTTAGAATTGTCAATTGATTTTGTAGAAATACCTCCAGGTCAATTTGAAATGGGAACTAGCATTAAGCACGATAGCGTTAGATTTACCGGACAGCCTCGCCAAGTCACTATTACAAAATCTTTTTGGCTATCAAAATATCCTATAACAGAAAAACAATTTGAGCGGGTGCTGCGGAGCGGGTCTTGGTACAGCAGTAATGTTAATAATCAATTTTTAGGGCATGTGCCTGATCTTGGAAACCGTGAAAACCATCCTAAAACAAATGTTACGTGGGAAGAAGCTTGTCAATTCTGTGCGCTTTTGACGCATGAATTAAGTAAAGCGCAACACGATATGCAGATTAAATTGCCTACTGAAGCGCAGTGGGAATACACATGTCGCGCAGGTAAACCTGATATTTATCCTTGCAATGAAGATTCGTTTAACGACTACATCTGGTCTTGTTTCAATAGTAGCGATAATCCTTTAACAGTTAAAGAAATTATGCAAAAACCTATTGCTACAGTAGTCCAAGCACAACTGTGCAAACAAGCGGGTTGCATGGTTAAACCTGTTGGACAAAAAATTCCGAATGATTGGGGATTGCACGATATGTTAGGAAATGTTTCTGAATATTGTGCAGATTCATTTTTAGTTACTAATGTTCAAACTCCTTTAATAGACCCAATTGTTGAAACCACTCATGCATACAAAGTGGTAAGAGGCGGTTGTTGTATTTTGCAGCCTAGTTTTTGCAACGCGGTGACTCGAAGTTTTATGCAGTTTAGAGAAACAGATAAGTTCATCGGTTTCCGCATAGTTTTAAACACATGAGAGTTAACTATGATTATAGATTTTACTGAAGCTGGTTACGATCTTGAAATGGAGTTTGTAAGGATTGAGCCTGGCACTTTTATGATGGGCAGTCCGGCAACGGAGCAAGGTAGAGAGTCGGACGAAATCCTTCATGAAGTGACGATCTCGAAACCGTTCTACATGGGGAAATACCCGGTTACCCAAGAGGAATGGCAAGCGGTGATGGTCAACAACTCAAGCTATTTCAGGGGAGCCCGACTGCCGGTGGAACGGGTGGGTTGTAAAGATGCGATGGAGTTTTGTGCAAATTTAACGAGAAAAACAAAACAAAATATTCGTCTGCCCACGGAAGCCGAGTGGGAGTACGCTTGTCGGGCTGGAACGACAACGCCGTTTCATTTTGGCACGGAACTTAACGGCACCCAGGCCAACTGCGATGGGACCAAGCCATATGGAACCACCACTAAGGGGCCGGATTTGAAAAAGACCAGTGCCGTGGGAAGTTATCCGGCCAACGCCTGGGGCCTTCACGACATGCACGGTAATGTGTACGAGTGGTGTTCGGACCGGTATAACTCATATTCAGTTACAAGTGTTACAGATCCACAAGGTCCAAAAAATGGTTTGTATCGGGTGATACGGGGCGGGTGTTGGTTCGGCAACTCCAAGTTCTGTCGGTCCGCTTGTCGAGAAGTAAGCAATCAACGCAATTGCCATTTCAACATCGGATTCCGTATAGTTTTAAACACATGAGAATTAGTTATGACTAAAGGTTTTGTAAATCACAGCATAAAATTTATTGGTCAAAATCCAGAATTTAATTTATTGCGTTATAGTGTTTTATGGCAATTTGGCGTAAATAACCCTATTACAAAATCATGTAAAAAAATACAAAAAATGTATAGACAACAATTAATAAATGTCATGGATTGCGAAAAAAATAAACTTGATTTAACTTACGCAGCAAATTGTCCTCCTTGTGGTTTCAGAGCTAATAACAGGATGCGCTCATGTAATAATCCAAAAATCTGTCCCTTTTGTTTTGTAAGAAGAAGGTTGCATCCAGCCTATATTGCGCTAAATAACATTAGCGCAGAAAAACGAACGACAAGTAAAGTTTTAAGCTGGAAACGAATATTAGCTTATGAAGAAAAAACAATAACAAATTTTAGTAAAACATATGGTCCTCATCAAATGATGAGGGCTCATGCTACCGTACAAGCGTTACTGCCTTTTGTTGATGAAAATAACAATTTGCAATTACAACATATGGGAGTTCAAGTAATTGACCGTGACTGTCAACATGAAAATTTAATTGACAAATTAAATTTGTCATTTCATGTTGAAAATGAAGCTAATAGTATTGGTATACACAAGGCAATTGTTTTTGCTTCTCGTTTGCCTTGGTTGAATTTGTTTTCTAAAACAAATACAGATAAGTTTGTAAAACTTATGGATGATTTTAAGAAGCGTAAACTTATGAAGATAAACAAGTACAAGGGAGATACTCGTGGAAATTAATAGTCCTCCGTTTCCAAAGAATAGTTGCAATCCGATTAACCTTTTTAACAATTTGCGAGAGCTATATCGGTGGGTTGCAGATCACCGAGAGTGGGCAAATGAAAATGCAGAAAGAATGAATGCACCAAATGAACCGTTTGTGGCAGAGTTGGGACCTGAACCGACTTCTAAATCATCAGAGCGTTATGTAAATTTGGCTGTTCCAGACATGTTTATGTCCTGGCAAGCTCTTCGGAGCATTCGTGAAAGGTATGACGATATTGTTCGCAATTACGAGGAAGAGTCTGATTGGAATTCAGATGTTTGCGTGTTTCATCGAATTCAAATTGTCAAAGCAGCTAGCCTTTTGCTGAGCATTGCTTTTCTTGATTACGAGCATCGCGAGGCAAAGCAAGCAGAGATGATGAAGAAGTCACGCAAACAGTTTATGCGAATGCTCAAGAAAGCTTTTAACGAAGTTAAATCTTCGTTCGAATCCGAAGAAGATGACGAAGAACAAAATAACGATAATCAAATTGATTTTGACAATCTTTTTAACGAAGAAGAGGAATGACAAATATATGAGCGATTTACAATGGTTGGCTGCGCACGGTGCTGAAGGAATTTTACAGCACAGCGAAGTTAAAGACATGAAAAAAGCTTCTGCACGAATATTTTATTTGTTAGCTGACTTGCAGTGGCATGATGCCGAAGCAATCAGAAATGTAGCAGGAAAGAACGGTATTCTGGCTAGCGAAGGGTTACGGAGAATGTGTGACCTTAGAAAACCTTTGCAGCAATACAATATAAAAATTAAGAAAGCACGATTGTACAATTCAAGAAACTTCTATTATCGTTTTGAATTAGGAGAATAATATAATTAACTGGACGCGTGGTTCATCTTGCAATCAAGGAATTCAGGTTGTTGGGCCAACCTGGTTATTTGATTCTTGATGGCCACGCGTTCACGATTTAAATCTCTGATGATTAAAGCTCTTTTGCCAATTTCTTCTAAACCTAAATCTTCGTCTAATCCTTTTCTGATTGCGTATTCGGCGTCCCACATTTTTCCGTTTATTTCAAATAAATCACTGATCATTTTTTTTAGCTCTTGGACATTGTCATCTAACCCTGTTTCGTAATAATCAATTTGTTTTTGCAATAATGTTTTGTCGATTTCATTTTCAGGTAAACGCATTAATTTCAATTTGGCAATTGTCAGCCGGTCACACAATTCGCAAATAGGCATTGCAATTGGTTGTGCAGGCATGAAAGGAACTCCAATGGCTCGATTGTTAATTGCTAGCGACTTACATTTAAGCGACAGGATTTGGAAGCACAAGCCCATTGAAGGGGATAGTTACTATTCTTGGAAACAAATTGTTGAAATTGCTGTGGCTCAAAAAGTCAATGGTTTGGTTTTGGCTGGAGATATCTTAGACAAGCAAGTAAATTTGTCGCGGCCGATACAGCAATTGTTGAAAGGACTTAAAACGCTTAATGAAGCAGGAATACCTGTATACTTCAACCAAGGTCAACATGAGTATCAAATTAGTCCTTGGATGCTGATCAATCCTACAGACAATGTTACTTGGCTGCATAACAATGTTGTAGATTTTTACGGTTGGAATTTAGTTGGTTGTGATTATCAGAATGAAGAAAAGTTAAAAGAGTTTTTGCAATCGCCACAAGCTAAAGCGGCTGACATTCTTGTCTGTCATCAAGTTTGGCTTGAGTTCATGGGCGAACACGCAAAACCGCAAGGTAGTTTTGCTGATGTTCCAAATAACGTTAAATATTTAATTACCGGAGATTACCATGAACACATTGTTGCAAAACAAAGTCGTGAATCAACGGATTTAATTATTTTAAGCCCAGGAAGCACGCATCTACGCAGTTTGTCGGAACCTGTTGAAAAAGAAATATTTTTGTTAGATTTAGAACAAAAACAACCTGTACGCAATCTGGCGTTACGAACAAGGCAGTTATTTAAATTGACATTAGAAAAAGGTGCCACAATAAAACAGATTGAAAACAAGATTGCAAATTTAATTGAACTTGGTGCAGAGCAAAATAAAAAGCTACCAGCAGAATTACAAAAACCAATTTTACAAGTTATTTATTCTCAAGCAGATGCTGATCTTATTGCTAAGATTAACGAAAAGTTTTCTGAAACTTTGCATTTGTTTTTTAAACCTTTAGGCACCAGTTTTGAAAAAGAAGAGCAAGTCTTAAGTAAAGCAGGAAATAACAAAGTGGATTTGTTGAGTTGCCTGGAAACTTTTGTAATCAAAGAAAACAATCCGTTGGTTTACAGCTTGGCATTGACTATGCTTACTGCACCTGACGCTGAACAAGCACTAAAGCGTTGGATCGAGGAAAAAACAAATGTTTGACGTGGTTGATCTCGGTACAAAACACGGAAATGCCATTGCAGTTTTTTTAAAACAAGCAGGTAAAACTCAAATTAGTTCAGAGTTTGTTAAAAATTTAAAGCCTGCAAAGTGTGTTGGGTTTGAACGAGCAGAAGGAGAGAAATACAGAAACGACGTTACAGCAAAAGGATTTCAATTTGAAATTGCAAATCTTGCGACAATTGAAGGAATCAATCAATTACCTAAAAGCCAGGTTTATTTAGCCTGGCATTTTCTTGAACATCTTCCAGATAAATCTTGGTCTAACAAATTAGTCAAAGTCTCATTAACCAACACGCAAACTTTAGCTTGGTTTAGGCTGCCATCTTTTGAGCAAGATGAGATGACAGGAGAAGGTGTTTTAAGAAAAATAGGTTTGCGGTTCACTTGGACAAATTGGATTGGGCATTCATCACATTGGCTGGTAAATGATTGTGTTCAATCAATAAAGGAATGGGAAAAAACTCAAGACCGTAAGTTTGACTTAGTAATAAAACCGGCAGGCTACATTCAAAGCACGGAAGATAAGCGAGTTGTTCCACTAGACACTCCGGTGGATATCACTGCTTATAATCCAAAGTTTGGAAAAAAACCGGCAATCACATTTAAAAAACCAATTGTTGCGGAGTGGGAAGTCGTGGTGAGGTTTGTATGCGAATAGATAAGGTTGAACTTAAAAATATCGGGCCACATAAACAGCTTAGTGTAAATTTTGCGCAAGGATTGATTGGGTTAATTGGTAGCAACGGGGCGGGTAAATCAACTTTAGTAAATTCGATTTACGCTGCTTTGACAAATGATTTTTCTAGGTTTGGAAACGCTAAAGCTGACATAATAACCAATGGCACGACAGATCATAGTTACATAAAAATAAACGGAAGACATGCGGGGCAGTTGTTCGAATTGACTCGTTGGCTTAGGCCAAATAAAAGTGAGTTTACGCTTGGTACTGTAAACTACAGCAAAGCAACCGATGTAAATGAAGCGATTATTAACCAACTAAACATTCCAAAAATAATAGTTGATAAATATGTATTTGTTAATCAATGGGAAATGTTTAGCTTTATAGATCAGTCTGCTGTTGAAAGGGCAAAGACATTTCAATACCTTTGCGGTACTGAGGCAGTTTCTCAGGCGTACAAAGTATGTAATGATTTTGCGACAAGACAAGAAACTGTACAGGTTATTGATAACAGTCTTGAATTGACAGAAACATTAGCAGATCAAGAAAAATTGTTAGAAGCATATAAGCTTGAAATACAAAATGCCAAAGCCGCGATGTTGTCGCCAGAGCAGAAACAAGAACAGCAAACTGTCATACACAATATGGAATTTGCTAATACTGCTGAAATATCATTGGATTTGTGGAAAATAAAATTCACGCAAGTCAAAAATCAGGTTGCTGAAAACGATAAACAATTAGTTGAGATTGAGACGCGCATCAAGAAAAGAGTGGACTGGCAAACTAATAACAAATCAAAAATAAACACGGCTCAAAAACTTTTGGACGCTTACACCGAATATGAACGCCAGGCTGGATTAAAGAATGCTGCATTGGTGGCAAAACGACGAGCAGAGGCAGGGTTACAGAATCTAGAGCCTGTAATTAAAGACGAAAGCAAATATTGTCCTAAATCGAAGCGAGATAAATTAATTGAAACTATTGGAGAACTTCGCCTACTTGTAAAACAAGCGCAAAGCTTGGAATTAAATCAAGAGAATTGTCCGCACTGCGGGCAAATTCTTGCTGAAGAATATCGAGATAAGGTTTTAGCTGAGCTTAAAGTTAACCGGGAAAAACTTGCACCATTAGAACAAATTTTAGATTACTCTAAAAAATTTGATGAAAAATCAGAACTTTACAAAAAGAAAGAAGAAGGTTTTCAAAAGATTTTAGACGATGCCAATAAACTGATCGAGTCGTTAGACAGCGCTCTAGTTCCATTTGGTTCGGGAGATAAGGAAGAAGCTGAAAGAATTTTGAGTAAAAATAAACAAGCTCAAAATCAAATTAACGATTTGACAAAAGAACACAGCAGTTGCCAGGCCAAGATAAATAAGTTTGAAGGCGAAATTGAAACAATTAAAGGATTGATTGCAAAGTATCAAACAGACGCTAGGAATAAGCCATCTAAATTAAGTTACGACGCTGCCGTTGAAGCATTGCAAACACATGAAGAAGCAAAATTAGCTAAACAAAGAGCCGTAGGTGCATATAAAGCGTCAAAAGACCTTTACGACAAAACTGTTGAAATGCTGCATACGCTTAAAGCCAGATTGGCAAAACAAGTTAAAATCCAGAATTTAACTTCTGTTGTGCGCGAAGTTTCAGAAATATTTCATTGGTCTAATTTACCTAAAACCGTAGCCCAAGCTAATTTAGAATTGTTGATAACTGATATCAATGCAAATCTTGCTTTGTTCAATCATCCTTTTCAAGTTGAAGCTGATGTTGATTTGACTTTAAAAGTAATATTACCAGGACAAGAACCCGTCAAAGCCAAACAATTAAGTGGCGGTCAAAAGGTAATACTTGCGGTTGCTTTTCGGTCTGCACTAGATCGTGTTTTTGGTTGTGATACGGGTATGCTTTTCCTCGATGAACCTACTGCTGGGCTTGATGCGGATAACTTGAATTATTTTCATAACGCATTACAGGCATTAGCACAGAAAGTCGGAGATAAGCAATTAGTTGTAATTACGCATGTGCATGAATTTAAAGAAACATTTGACCAGGTGATTGAAATTACCAGAAGCTAGATTAGACTAGAGTTTAGCTATGCGTGAATTGTCGGTTTTGATAAGATTTACTAACCCGTCTTTGGGTAATGAAAAAGACCCAAAGACGGGTCGTTTTAAATTTCAAAGATCGCCAGGGCGTGAAGGTAAGATTTTATTCTTGGCAACATGGCATCATGCCAACATGAAATTGGCTGCGACCATGTTAAACAAACATCAAGAAAACATTAAAAAAATATGTTGGGACATAGAGGTTGACGCGCAGTTGCAAGAAAAGTGTTTGACTCGTTGTTTTTATCAGAAATCGCCAGGAGGCAGAGAGCGTTGGTCGTTACATGAATCAATAATGCAGGGACAAGTAATTTGTATTAATTGCGTTGTTCCTGCTGAAATTGACGATCAGGATTTTTGGCAATTAATGCATATTGCAGGTAAATACAAAGGTTTGTCTCCGTGGCAACCAGGAAAGTACGGCCATTATGAGATTGTCAGTATTCGACCGAGACGACAGCCTCAATTCCCTGACGAATAGAAAACGCCGCTCAGGCGGCGAATCCTGAACGGCGTTTCGTGTGGCGGGGCGGTGTGTATCGCTCCCGTGTTTAATGTAACAATAACAAGTTACAAGGCAATACGAGGTTTTATTTTATGTCAGAAATTGTGACCATGTATAAATCAGGCAATGTTCTTTATCTTGAACCGACAACGCAAAAGATGATAGATCTGCTGGAACCAAAACTTAGTTTTGTAGAGAATTACCAATACTATGGGCCAGAAAGAGCCAGGAGATCACGGCAAAGTCAACCGTTATCGGAAGTGATAAGACATACTTTAATGGATTTTGATTACAAGAAGAGAATAGTTACACCTTTTGGATTTTGGAAATTAGTTCGAGATTCTCTGCGAGAAAATGGTTATGAAGTAAAGTTTAAAGATTTAACTCCTATTGATCCGAAAGTGTTAGAACCTGTCTGGGATAACATCCAGCAGTATTCTTTACGCGAAAATCAACCTGAGTTTATTCAGAAAATTTTATTAAACAGATGTGGTCGATTTAATTGTCCACCTGGTTTTGGCAAGTCATTTATGATTGGCATAATCGCTGCGTTATTTCCTAACGCCAGAATAGATGTAGTGTCACAGCGCGTCTCGGTTCTTCGTGATCGTATCTATCCTGAATTAGTTCAAATGGTAGGTGATGTAGGTATTTTTGGAGGAGGGAAGAAAAAAGGCAAAGGTCGAGTTATGTGTTACACAGCCAGGAGCATGAAATACAGTCCGGCAACTGCTGACATTCTTATTGGCGACGAATGTCACGCATTGGCTGCGGACAATGCAGCGGCCCAATTAGTTCGTTGGCAAAACAGCCGAAATTACGGATTGTCTGCAACGCACAACATGCGAATGGACAATAAAGATTTTAGAATGCATGGGGTATTTGGACCAATTATATTTTCTGTTGATTATCAAAGCGCTCAAAACGCGCAAATGGTTGTGCCGCTCAAAGTTTTTTGGAGAAACATTTATATGGATAGGGACCCGGCCGCCAATGAAATTGATTTAATCAAAAAGAAGCGTTATTGCATTTGGACTAATGAGCATCGAAATCAGATCATTGCAAATGATGCTCGTAAGTATGATGAAGGTACGCAAGTTCTAATAATAGTTGAAACGATTGAGCATGCTATGAATTTGAAAAAATTGTTACCTGAATTTACTTTGGTTTACATGGATAATGGATTGTCTTGGGATGCTAAACAAAAATACATAAAGTTGAAATGTATTGAGCAAACTGAACCGGAAATGACGACTAACCGCAAAATGCAATTAACAACAGAATTTGAAAATGGTTCGTTGAAAAAGGTAATATGTACAACGGTATGGAATGAAGGGGTTAGTTTCAATCAGCTAAATGTACTTATCCGCGCAGACGCTGGCGGTTCCAACATTGGCAATACTCAAATTCCTGGGCGAGTCAGTCGAATCTCGGACGGTAAATCTTATGGTATTGTTCATGACTATGTCGATGAATTTAATCATAGCTTCAAAGCTAAATCAAGGAACAGAGCAAAAGCTTACGAAACTCACAAGTGGGAGCAAATAACCTTGAAAGATTAAACGAGAGGAACAAGCGTGGCTAATAATGGATTTAGGCCGCAACCGAAGATAAATCAAAATTCTCGATCAGCAAATCGAGTTGTTGATTACTCTGCGGTTGCGGAGTTTAAAAAAACATATGTAGAAGAACGCAGATTTTTAGAAAGATTTCGAAATGGAGCGGATACTCCTTTGTATAACCCGGCATCATCATTAGATGGCGGCTCAAACATTAATTCACCTGAAGCAACAAATCGAATTAATGCGTGGCTTGATGTCTATCAAAGAATCAAAGAAATGCAATCATTTGTTAACCCTATAAAATATGTTAAAATTCTTTTTCTGATTTTAAGAAGTTCAAGTTTAGCCATTCCAACAATTAGGCAGTTAGCGTCATCTTTGTTTTTAGATTTAGTCAGCGAACATTTAGTTAGAAAAGAAGACGAAATGCGCAACGATTTTGTTGCAGAAACGCAACGAGCAAAATCCGCAATTTTGATTAATCAAAAAGGGGTTGGCTACCCATTACCGTTAGCAGTATATTATGCCCTTGTCGATCGGAGCGTTGAGTTGAGCTCGTTGTTGAAATACTGTTTGGCTTTCACGACGGCAAAGAAACTCGAAGCACAAGGTTTACATGATTCGTACTGCGAAAAATTAATGAACCTGGCGAAGCGGTACGAATTTATGGCAGCCAAGGATTATTCAATTTTCCCAGACTTGTATGACATTGTGTGGGGAAAAGTAATCCCGGACGACTTGCGTGTGGTGGCTGGTTCTTTACAGGAACCATTATCGGAACAATAGGTGTGTATGCGAGGTAGTTTGTATGCTATCTGGGCAGTCGCAAAGACTGTCAGCGGCCCATTTGCAATTGTTCGTAGCGATATTAGTTCGCAACGAAAAGGTATTTAAGCAATTCAAAGGGCGCGTGACAGTAGAACATTTTGAGCAAGAACACTACCGATTGGTTTATCGTGTTTTGCTTGATTTTCATGCTGTTCATGCAAAATTGCCGTCTAGGCCTGAATTGAAGGCTGAGATAGGTAGTTTGCTTGAATTAGATGATCAATTATTATCGCAGCAAAGTTATAATGATCTTTACGATTTTATTAAATATACATTTAGCCCTGAAACATTTAGTGATTGTTCTCCTACTTCTCCAGAGTTGGAAAAATATGCGCGTAACGCAGGGCGGCGTTTATTGCTGCAAAGCATGCAGGAACAGATCAAAACAAAAATCAATGAAATTTCAATTGATGATTTGCCGGTGTTTTTGCAGCAAGCTAAAAACTCGTTTGAAATCATCAAACGATCAACGGCAACAACCGATAGAAACGATACTTTTGATGATGGATGGGATAGACGAAAACCAAAAGTAATTTACACAACAGGTTTGGCTTTCTTTGACAGATTTATGGATGGTGGGGCATCTCGTGATGAAGTATATGGTTTGATGGCACCTTACGGTACTTGTAAAACTACTTTAGCTGTGATGCTTTGGTGCAAGGCAGCGGAGCAGTGTTACCAAGCCACTTTAGAAGACAACTGGGATAAGCGCATAGGTGTTTCAGTCCTGGTTACTTACGAAGCGCCTAAAAATCCTGAAATATTGCATAGAGCGTTGATGTATTCAGCGACCATTAAAAGAGGTAGTCTTACTCGAATGGGTATGGATGGCATGAGCGCTTTGTCTTCAAATGCGGATGCCCCGGAAGATTATGAAAAAGCAAAATTTGAGCAACAAATTAAAGATGGTTTGTTCATTCCAGAAGTACAGCGAGCTCAACAAAAAATAGTTTGGCTTAACAAACATACTATCTGTTTAGATTTCTCAGGTTCTGATGATAAATTTCCAACTGCCGGTAATGGCGGAACGGATGAAATAGTTGAGCGTATTAACAATGAATTAGCTATTCGAGGTAACAAGCATTACGTTAAAAACGTAATTATTGATTACTTGGGTTTAATGGTTGATCGCAATACTTCTAAAACTGTGAAAAATGTAAAAGTACCAGCAGAAGATCATAAAACTTATCAAGCAGCAGCTGGTGAAATTTCGCTTAAAATTGCAAAACCTTACGAATGCCATGTTTGGATTTTGCACCAGTTAAGCGGCGCAGCTAACGCTTTTCTAAACCCGACAAAAATTTTGCATCACACTGATGCAAAAGGATCAAAGAGTTTTGCAGAAAATTTGGATTTTTGTTTTGTAATTGGCAATTTGAATAACGAATCAATGGGACAATTAGCTTGTACGAAGCAAAGGCGTTTTCGTAAGTTGCCCGCTACTGTGATCAGGGTAGAGGGTGAATACAATTCCGTGCTTTCACTAGACAATTACTTAATTGATGACAAAGGAAAAATGGTTGATAAAGCTACGCTTACTTCTGCGGGTATTACGACAAACATGCAAATGTTTAACGACATTACTCAAAATGTTACCGAAAATGAAGATTTAGGTAACGACATTGATCAATCAGAAGAATGAGGAAACATGGACGCTTTTGAAAAGAAAGCTTTGAATCGTGCTTTATATCGTCGATGTAAAGCAACATTTGGGCATGTTAAGGTAAGGCATTCTGGTGAATCGCAAGTTCGCAGAATGCGCATAGATATTGTGAGTGGTAAACAAAAACCTTCAATTGTACAGTCTGGCGAATATTATGCAGTTTGTTGTCCGTTTTGTAATGACACGCGATATCGTTGTTATATTAACCATCGTTATGGCACTGATGATGAGCTTGGGAGGGCTCAAACTTATTTAGCATATTGTCACAACGCCGGGTGTCCGCTTTCAATGCGGTCACCCGAAGCGTACAAACAATTAGCAGACATGCTCATGGGGCATCGCTTAATTGATTTACGAAAAGTAAAAATAGAAGAAGGAAACACAGTTGACATAGACAACATAAGAATGAATTGGCCTGGAACTGTTGTGCGAATTGACACGCTCCCAAATGAACATCCAGCAAATGTGTATTTGATAAGTAGAGGATTTAATCCTCGTACTATTGGTCGATTTTATAAAGTTCACTATTGCGTTGAAGGAAATAAAATTTGTAAAGATCGGTTAATCGTTCCAATTTACCACAATCAAAAAATGGTTGGATGGCAAGCTAGAGCAATTTTTGACTGTGATTGGAAACAATCGCTTTTTCCTAAGTATTACACCGCACCAGGAACGCCAAGGCGTGAAATACTTTACAACTTTGACAATGCTATCAAATACAATACTGGGATTATTGTTGAAGGCGTTACCGATGTTTGGAAAGTTGGACCGCAAGCCGTTTGTACTTTTGGTGCAAATATAACATTAGAACAGCAGCGGCTGTTTCAACGCGGTTTTAAAGATAATAACGGTTTGTTGTTTTACGACCCTGATGTTCGAGAGAAGTTAAAAGAAAAAACAGATTTATTAATTGATTCCATGCGCAAGAAGTTAAATTCTGGATTTTGCGCAGTGTATCTACCTGATGGGCAAGACCCAGGCTCTTGCACCAGACAATTCTTGAGGAAATACATTAGCAACAATTCTGCCATGCAAGGTGTAATTGTTGATTGGAACAGGAGAGCAGATAATGCGTCGGCTGATTAGGCATCAAGGCAAAGTTGTAAATGAAGCAACTAGTTCTGATTTAACTGAAAAGTTTTACCAGCAAAAGTTGCAAAAGCTTTACAGTTCAAATGACATTTACCCGCTAGATGCGCCAGGGTTACCAATATTTCCAAATGATTCTGCTTTTGTTTCCTATGTGCAAGACTTAGGTGACACTGAATCAAAGGTAGTTGAAGAAACTAAAAAAGATGAGACAGGAAAAAAATATGTCGAAAAGAAAGTAATTTACAGCGACAAGTTGTATCAACTTGTCAAAGATGCTTTGCGTACTCCTGGTTTCACATTGCCTGTTGAGATAGGTCCGCATCAATATAAAACTGCTGAGTTTGTTCCAGGGCATTTGTGGTACGAACAAGAAGCTGCGGGTCCAAAGCGTTCTGACATAATGATCATTAACAAAATGCCTTGGGACATTGATTTAAGTAACAAGCGTTGTTTATCTGGAGAAGACGCGCAGTTGTTACTAGAAAATTTTAGAAAACTTAAAGTAAAGAACTTTGACAAAATCTATGTGACTCATTTAGTCAAATTCATGCCACCAAATTGGAAAACCGTGCTAAAAGCGGTATGGATCAAAGATTGCCTGCATTTGTTGTTTCAAGAAATCAAAATCGTACAGCCCAAATATATTTTGTGTCTTGGTGGAGATGCGAGCAAAGCATTACTTGGTAGTGCTGCTGGTGTTGGCGAAATGGAAGGAAGAGTTGAGACTTTAAAATATAACACCGCGTTTTCGTTAAAAGAAATTCCTTTTTGTGAGCGTGAAGCTAGGGTGATGACGGTTATTCACCCAAAGCAAGTCATCAGAGATCAATCTGCAAGTCGGCAACTTGAAAATGGTTTGGCCAGGTTTAGCGCGCTGATTAAAAACGTTTACTCAAGCGATCAAGAAATAGTGGACCATAAAACGATTGAGGATTTCAGCACATTACATTCAGTATTAATTGAGTTGGAAAACGACAGCACTAAAAGGGATGACATTGTTGCAGTAGATGCTGAATGGCACGGAAAGCATCCTAACAATGCAGGCAGCTATATGCGCACTGTGCAATTTGCCTGGAAACCCAAACAAGCGTTTGGAATTAAATTGCACGAGGCTGGCGGAATTGTCACTCCTGGATTTTGCGGTACAGCGCATAATGTAGGAGCAAATAGTTTTGGCATAACTTTAAAAGCAATAAATTTATTGAACTTATTTTTCTGTGGTGGCGAGTACACTTACACTGAGTCTGGCGAAACAAAAACAATTAAATTTAGGAAAAAAAGAGTAGTAGGTCACTTCTTTAATGCTGACTTAGAATGGTTAATTGCTTACGAAATTAATATACAATCATGTTTCACCGTACCTTTGTTTGATTATGAAATGAAAACTGAAAATCAGAATAAAAAATTGTTTTCTATTTATCGTCAAGAAGGATTTAACATAGGCGACAGCGTGCCTGCTTGGTATCGCACATCTTTTGAGGGTGGTGCGGATACTGGGTTAATGGCACACGCAATTGAGGAAACAGCTGATTACAAACTAGAAATCTTGGCTATGCGCTATACGACTGCACCAAGATATGACAACACTTTGCAAAAATGGAAAACAGATTATTGTCGCAAACAAGGATTAAGCAATTCAAATTTAGAAGGTTATGGTGAATGTCCTGATGAGGTGTTATTACCTTATGGCATTTATGATGCAGATGTAACTTTAAGGCTGTACTATAAACTAAGCGTGTTATTAGACGAGGATTATGAATCAAACAATTGTCGTGAAGCGTTTTGGGAATCGCAGATCGCAACACCGGCTGTTTTGGAAATACATCGCACAGGAATTTTAGTAGACCGAGATAGAATAGATTTTCTTACTGATCGCTTTACGAAAGCGCGAAACAATCTTGAATCAAATCTAAAAAAAGAAATTAATTGGCCAGACTTCAACATTAGATCGACGCAGCATATGCGAGAATTTCTTTACGGTCATGCGTTAAATGGTAAACTTGATAAAGTTACTGGCAAACCTGTAAGGATTCGTCCAGCAACTGCAATTAGTTTGAACATTACACCAATATTTGATACTTCAAAACCTCCAAAACCTTGGCGAGAAATAAAAAGTTTAAAGAAGGAAAATGAACATTCGCCTTCGACCAACAAGCAAGTTTTGTCTTTGTTAGCGCAAGAAGCAAAAGACGAAAAACACACGCGAATGATAAATCATTTACGTGATTACAGGTTTTTAGATCAAGTATTAAAAACTGTGTTACGCACGCCTTTAGTTGATGAAGCCACAGAAGAAGAGCTAAGGAACGATGACGGCAACTACGAATACGATGATGGTCTTGCTTCAATGTGTTGTGACGATGGTAGAGTTCGAACGCATATTTATCAAACTAAGGAAACAGGGCGATGGTCTAGCGCACGACCAAATTTACAGAATATTTCAAAACAGCGTGATCCAGATTACAAACGATTGTTGGGAGACGACTACAAGTATTCGTTGCGTTCTGTGTTGAAAGCGTCTCCAGGTCATGTATTAGTTGAAGCTGATTATGTTGGGGCTGAATTGTTTGGCATGGCAATCATGAGTGGCGACACAAACATGATTAAACATGCAACAAGAAATCAATTGCCAGAAGAACATCCTGAATATTATGACATCCACTCAAATGTCGCTTGCTTTGCGTTTAAATTGTCTTGTGCGCCAACTAAAAGCGGTTTGGCTGCGATTGGTAAAAAACATATTCGTATTGTTGCCAAAAGCGTTATTTTCGGAATTGCATATGGTCGAGGCGCAAAAGCTATTGCCGTAGCGGCCAAAGAACAAGGTATTGAAATTAGTGTTGATGAAGCTCAAGCAGTAATTAATGCGATATTTGAAATGTATCCAAAACTTAAACCTTTTTTTGAGGAGTGCCAGCAACGCGCAACTGGAAGATATTACGAACCTGAAGCAACTGAACCTGTCAAAGAAAGATTTTTATGTAATTGCTTTGGTAGGTTTAGAAGATTTCCACCGTCTAATAGAGATTTCGCATTGGCGGCCGAGTTTGAACGGCAGGCCATGAATTATCCAATTCAATCAATGATTGCATCGGCCGTATCTCGTGCCCTTGCATATATCTATGATTACAAAGCCAAGCAATTGGCTAAAGGAAAAGACTTGTTTAAAATACTTCTGCAAATTCACGATGCAATTTTGTTGGAAGTTCCTTTTGAACATGTCCAGCATGTTTGTGAGTATGTTCTACCCACATTCATGCGAAAAGCTGTCCCGCTGTACCCTACAAAACTAGATGGTATACCCACTGGTGATGGACCTTATTACTTGGGAATTGAATCTGAAGTGATGAGGTATTGGGGCGAAAGCTTGTCGGCCAAAGAAGCTATAAAGCTTGGAATTCCGACAGGTCGCGGCGGTGCAGAAGGTTGTGTGGTTAATTACAGTCACGAGTAATTAATCATTTTTTGAAAACACACTTGATCCTTGCAAAATTGATCACTATAGTTTTCGTGACGATTGATGTGACTCAATCGCCATGTGTTTAAGTGTGTTAAATTTGCTTGCTCGTTTTTTGAGCACTTTAGTAGAGGTAAGTATGAAGCGTAATTTTGTTCCTCGCGGTAAAGAATCAATCAATCGCCAACTCGATTCAGAAAATAAAGAAGGCATGCGCACAGGCACAATGCCTGGTGATTTTTCAATTAATCCATCGGTCAAGGTTCGCTTTGACAGATTGCGTTGTTACAACGGTGGAAAAACTGTCATTCGGGTATGGCCAATGCTTGACCCGGAAAGACCGACAGAAGCCTTGCTCAATGGTCGTCAAAATACCATGCAAACAGCAGGGCTCAGCGGTATGAGCATCAGCGAGCCGACCGTATGTGTCAGCTATGCTGGAATTAAACGTGAATCAAGGCTTTTACCACCAGGCGAGGAGCCTGCTCCGTTCAGCTACATCATTGCACGGAGTGACCAACAAAGGTTTGTAGGTGATGGCGTTCCATACTGGGATGAGCCTTACATTAAGCTTTATGTGACTTGCAAGCGCGCTAAGGACAGCGGCCAATTTACCAACGGACGGGCTTGGGACGCATCATGGAATTCCTTGATGGCCGGAACAAGTCCTGAACTGTGCGCGTTCAAAAAGAAATATTTCGTTGTTTGTTCTGTCTATGAGAACAGCGACGATTTAAATCTTGAGCGTGAACGAGTTAGTTACAAGAAAAACGCCCAACTCGTCGAGAAAGAATTTCCTCGAATGGGAGTTCCTCTTGGCGAAGGGCCAACTGACGCGTTAGTTGTCATGCAACTGCCGATCAGTGCTGGCAAGAAAATTTTCCAACTTTGTAACTTGGAAAAGCAAGATTGGCAGGGTGACGAACATCGTGATCCCTCCATCATGTTTAAGTACGGCGATCCCACCGGTAAATTTGACCCGGCGACGGGAACTGTCAAAGGAGGATTGTTCTTTACGCTATACAATCCCACGAAAGTGACAATTGACAAACACACTACATTCAAAGGTGTAGTGCCTGCGATTGTCGAGTATGAGGCGGCTGTAGCAAGTAAGTATCAGGCACCTAATGGTGCTGCGCTTACTGCGGATTTGAACGAAGAGCAGGTTAAAAATGTGCTGGCAAAGCATCTGTTCTTCTGGAAGGAATCTGCACAAGACGCAAATGACAGTTATTTGCTACACGAGCCTTCAATTGAACAGCGTTGCGAGCTTATCGCAAAAGGGTTTAAACATGTGCCCAAACTGTTGGAATTTGCTTGGATGAGCCACAGTGGGTACTTGAATTTTGATTCAGTTGCTGGCATCCTTAAGAATCGGCGCTCAACCACGGTGGTTAAGCCCGACTTCGAACCAGGCGAAGAAGAGGAAGATTTCGAGCAGGAACAGCCAGTTCCTGCACCCAAGCCTAAGCCGAAAGCGGTTGTTCCGCAAAAGGCAACGCCTGTGGCGAAATCTGTCGCGGATCTGGTCGATGACTTCGACGATGATGATGTCGAAGAAGTAGATGAAGATGAATTGGAGGATAGTGATGGCGAAAGCAGCGGGAGCGTCAAAGCTCCGGTCAAAGGCGGCAAAACCAAAATCAGGCCCGAAGACGACTTCGATGACGAAGAAGACGCCGAAGAAGAAGACTTCGCCAGCGCCAAAAGCGCCAAAGGCGAAAGTAGCGATGACGCCGATGACGCCTTCGACGACGAGCAAGACTCGACGACGATCAGCGAAAGCCTGAATGAGCAGTTGAAAAACTCGATGAGTAAAGCAAACGCAATTGCGCGTTCCCGCAATAGGTCATCGAAACCAGGTAAATAATTTTATGCCAGGTTTATCCTGGCGTAACGACGGGGCCAAGCTTGTCTTGGCCCCGTTTTCTTGTCGCAATAATTGCAGGAGTTTGACATGGCTGATGACGAATTGGATGAGATTTTGAACGAGGTACAACAAGCAAAACCGCTTGAAGCAAAAGATAATCCTGAAGCAGTTGACAAAAAACCCCAACCAAAAAAACGTGGAAGAAAGCCTAAGATTAAACCAGACGAAGTTACGCAAGAAGACAAAACACAAGTTGACGAAACACAAGTTGAAGAAACAGAATCAAAAATTGAGCCTGTTGAAGTGCGCGTCATCAGTATGGATGACCGAAAGTTGTCAAAGAAAAACAGAGAAGCAATAAAACAGGGTTGGGGTGACGCACGAAATAATATGATGCAATCTTTGCTCGCTACTGCGAGAAATAGGTTTGGTGCTGATCGTGTTTTTGGGTCTAGGGAACAATTAGGTCAGTTGGCTATCGGTATTCCAACGCCTAGCCTAGCTTTTGAATACTTGATTGCAAATGACATTTTCCCATTGTCGAGCGTCATGATGCTTGCAGGTAGCTGGGGTAGCTGCAAGTCTGCGCTTTCTTATGAATTTTTCCGTTGGTTTTATGAACTCAACGGAATTGCTGTGCATATAGACACAGAGGACAAGTTTGACTCTGATTTTGCTTGCGACATCATGCGAGTTGGACGAGAAGTCACGCCCATTATTTCAAACCGAGCTAACTCGGTTGAGCAAATGCAAAGTATTTTGACGCACTATTTGGGTGAAGTGCAAAAGACATTGATTGGTACAAAGGAATTACCTGGACCAGGTAAAACTATTCCTTGTTGTTTCTGCATTGATTCACTGGCTGGTGCAACTTCTGAGGAAGTTCAAGAAAAAATTCTTAAGGAAGGTTCGGCTGGGCGTATGCATCCAGTCAACGCTTTGAAGAATTCTATCTTCCTGCCAGGCATCAAAAAGCAATTTGAGAACTGGCCGTTTACTCTTTTGGTTGTAAATCACCTAAAAGAGAAGTTGGATGAAACTGGTGCAATGCATCAATATACTCTGGGCGGTCAAAGCTTTAATTTCCATGAAAGCTTTGAGATTCGTAACAGTGTGTGGAAGGCAAAGTTCAAAAACTCTCAGTTTGAAGGAGTTGGCATTAAGTTGCATTGTGCAAAGAATTCTTTTGGACCAACAGGTCGTAAGATTAAAAATCGTTTTCTGTGGTGGATTGAGGATGATCCTGAAACCGGAGCACCGCGAGATGTATTCTTGTGGGACTGGAACTGGGCATTGTGTACGCTGCTGAATGAAATGGAGGGAATTCAGCGTAACAGATTGATGGAGCGCGAGCTTATGATTAAATGCAAGTCGCCAGCGGCTGATGTTGAGTGTTTGGCCAACTTTAGAGCGGTTGGCATGGGCAAAGATGAATACTTACCGTTTCAAGAAGTAGGTCAGCTTATCCAAAACAATCAAGAAGTTTCTTCACGGATTCGTGATGCGTTGAACATTAAGAAACGGTATCGGTTAGATCAGCCGTATGACGACATCGTTAACAAGCATCTGGAAGAAATTGATAATGATTAATCCATTAAATCCGCTGCTTGGAAAGATTGAAAAGTATAAGCAGAAAGAATCTGCGGCTGTGCAATGGGAATCCAAGAAAGTCGAATGGACGTTGAGGCGGCTTGGCTTGGAGCAACAACGAAAAGAGATGTTGTATTCGAGCGAGGATAAACTATATAGTTTCAAAGCCTTCAACACACTTGGATTTCCGATGCAACTTTGTGCCAATGCCATGCTGGAACAAATGCCTATCCATAAAGACCCGAAATCAATTCATCCAGCCTGGTTCAAATCATTTGCAAATTTAAGTTTTTGCAAGAATTTTGATGAGGCTCTTGATTCTTTCATTGAAAAGAAAACCAAACCAATGGGTATGATCTTTCCTCGGAAAGGATTCGCACAAGGACTGATCATACACAACGGCGACTGGGAATTGTTTTTGCCGCCGCAATCCAGTTGTCATTTGTTTAGAGGCGACAAGATGAACTTGGTAGTTCAATCCTACAGTGAGTTCATCGACCACGTCAGAGACGGACTCGCGTGGAGTGTCAGTTAAATTCTGGAATTGAAAGGCAACAATGAACGATAAAGCGTTAACAGTTAAGCAACGGAATGCGTTATTTGATGACATGGCTGACATTACCAAAAGTGTCGCCAATGAAGGTTTTGAAAAAATGCAAAAAGGCTACAAAGCCGATTTGTTGGTACGACACGCGTTAGGTGAATTGATTGACAAGATTTTTAACGCTAAAAACCTTGATGACGCGGGTATCAAAGAAGAATTGAATAAGCTGGCTAATTATTGGGGGCAAAACATTACTGCAATTTATGACTTGCGTAATGTGGCCTTGGCTTTTACTAGGGAATTCTTGGTCGAGCAAGTTCAAGAGTGTATGTCTAACGGAAACTACTTGACGTGGACTCACTTCAAAGAACTGCAAAAGGTAAAAGAAGCAAAACGTATTTCCGTTTTGAATAAGGTCAGACAACACTCTTGGAGTGCAAAAGAGTTGGCGCTAGAACTTCAAGGTTCTGGTAACAACGAACACCCTAGGAGTGGAGGACGTAATCCTACGATTCCTAAAACTCCAACGGGTATGTTGCAGAAGATATTTACAACGGCACAACATACTGACAATTACCTGGCGGCTGTGCTTGAGCCTATGGAAAACATGAAGGAAACTTTGGACGATAGCTCAGTTGATTCAAAGTTTGTTGAGAACCTTGGTGAAACGATGATTTGCATTCAATCCACAATTGAAAATTGCAAAAAGGCATATGATTCTTTGCTCTCAATCCAAGACAAGGTTTCCTATTTAACAACAACCAGTTCGCTTGCAGCTAAAAGTAACAAAGATGAAGTTGAACCTGTCGCTCAAGAGAAGCGACGAGGTCGCCCGCCGAAGATTAAGGTCACCGAAGAACAAGAATTTTAATCTTGTTCTTTGTGTTGACAATCAGCCCGTAACTAATCAAATAGTTACGGGCTTTTTTTTTACATATTGGATAAAGTCATGTTTTCTGTTTGCGTTTTGCTTTATGGGAATTACGCAAATCTTGCAAAAAAACTATTAAGCTCATTAGTCAATAACTCAAACGTTGTTGATTTTCGTATAGGTTTAAATGAGGTTTGCGCAGAAACAAAAGATTACGTGCAGTCCTGGGCGTTACAAAGAATGCACAGCACTCCCGTTTACATTTACGAAGAAAACGAAGGTAGGAACATAGGCAAATATCCGTTGATGCGGGCTATGTTTAAAGATTCTTATCCTTTGGCTAAAAAGGTTATGTGGTTTGACGATGATAGTTATGTTGATCATCGGGCAGGAAAAGCGTGGTGGGATGCTACTGCAATCGCGTCACAAAATAAAACTCAAATTGGTTCTGTGCATATAATAATTCAAAGAGGTAAGCAGTACGAAGTTATTCAACAACAACCTTGGTACAACCGAAAGGTTATGAACCATAGGCATAGATTTCAATTTGCAACTGGTGGTTGGTGGGTGACTGACAGTTCATTTTTATTGAAATGGGATTATCCGTTTCCAGCTATTTATCACAACGGAGGAGACTCAATATTAGGCGAATTGATAAGACAACAAAATGCAACTCTTTATAATTATTCGCAAGGAGTTAAATGTCATTGCGAGAGTTGCGTAAAAAAACATGATCCAAACAATAATATGGTGGTACATATAAATGTGGGAGGTCGAGCAGGCAGACGAGGCATAGGTAAGACAAGTGAAAATTATGTCTGGTCTGACGGTAATCCAACACCATCGTTGGCGCATCAAAACTTTAATTTAAGGATATCTAGGTATGCAGTTTGAATACCATTCTTTTGAAGTTGAACCTTATTTAAAGCAGGGAAATCAACCTGTTTTTATGTTGTCTGAATTAAACAAAACATCAAAATATTACACTCTAACTGATCCAACGACTGGTAACGCTACGCTTACAACAGGCATAAGTGATGCTGTTCGTATTCCTATTTTTGCGTTAATAACAGCAGAACCTAATGAAGACTTAAACTTTAAGAAATTAACACATGGCAGTCTTTTAACAGGTTTAGGAATTGAAACTGCCATGAAATTTACAGCAAAGTTAAATGGTGGAATTATTGAAAAAGTCATTGTCATATTGGCAACTAATTGTCACGAATTAACTAATCACCGTTATCGCGCTTATCTTGGAATAAGCGTTGAACTGAGGGATTATGTATGAACGAAAGTATGAATCCGGCTGAAGGTTGGTTTTCTAAAATTACAAAAGACGACAAAGGAGCAAGACTTTCTTTGTGTTTAAACTTTGGAAAAACAACGGCTGAAATTGTAGTAATAAAGCAAATTGAAAAAACAGACGAAATCGCAATCGGTGAATTAATTAAAAAATCTATTTTTGTTGATGGTCTTGCCGAGTTCTTAAACAGTGGCGGCACTATAAGAGAAGCTGTCGGGATGCTTAACATTGTTGAATTGGACATGTTTGATCAGCGGGATGTTAAACCTGCTCGATTCGAGCATTGGAGTTATTTGGATACGCATTTAAACCGCAACGGAAATCGAGTACATGATTTTGTGCGTAACGACAAACAACGTTATGCCAGGTGGGTAAGAAATGAATACATAGATGTCAATTTAACGGCTAAGGATTTACAAGAAGATGACTACTACGAATGATTTACCGCCGATACCGAATGTGCTGATACAAAATGTTTTGGAAACTCGAAATAAACTCGTATCGAAATTGCTGCATCTAGTAGACAAAAAAATGACGGGTAGTGATTTTCACGAGTTTGTAAACTTATTACACGAATACTTACCTAAAGACATTTTGCGTATAACTGTGCAAGATAGCGTGAAGGATTTAGTGAAAAAACATTTAACGAAGTCATTGTTATTTGATACTTGTTGGAGATTGGCTGGAAATTTAAACAAATTGTTAGATCAAAAACCAGTTATTCCTTGGGCAAGGCAAGAAGACTTCGAATGGATTCCGGCTCAAGTTTACGAAATACAAACAGTTAAAAAACTTAATAGGCTTGTACACGAACTAACATTTCAAAGTTTGGCCGGTAGTATTGTGCCTAAAAAAATCATTCAATATTGGTCGCTTAAAAAAACCTATTACTTATCTTGCTACAGAAATGAAAAGAATTTGGGTTTTGGTTTTAGTTCTTCTCACGTTAACTCCAGAGGAGAACAGCAGAACAAGAACTTGTTTAGTGATATTAGGCAATATTCGGGTTTGCGCTGTTTTCTTTTAGTTGATCCTAAGAAATCTCAAGCAGACCCTTTTGTTACAACAATAGGACATTCGTATGCCACGACAAATTACAACAAACGATTAATCGCTGGAAGAGACAGGACTCAGACAGATTGTTTAAAAGGGCATCGAAACTTGGAGTGTTATCATTGCCCATACGGTATTGATAAATGTCCGTTGGCAACGCATTTAAAGACCTATACTTTGAGCAAATGCTTGAGGTGCGAAAAGGACGCATTTTTTGATCCGATGGAAACAGATCGTAAAGATTTGTGTGTTAATTGTAACTTTGAGGAACGTAAGAAATGACTATCCAGGCGCGTATGACAGCTGAAGATAAAAGGCTCTATAACCCCAGTAGAGATGTGGCGCACAATTTCCAACAAGTAATGCACATGGTTGCGGCTCGTTTGGAAGACAATAAATGGCCTGAGTTAGATCAATTGTTGAAGCGAGAAAATGTTTCAATTGATGATTTAGGCGAAGCCTGTTGTGCCTACTGTACTTACATTGCATCAGCCGCAACTGATCCTAAAATGTCGATGTTTGAAAGCCTGAATAAAGCTGGATTTTTTAAGTGTAAACCAGCGGCTCAAGTTGCAGTGTTGGCAATGATTGGTTCATGCTATGCCGGTATTCAGTATGCAGGTGTTAGAGAAGCGACTATTAGCGGAGAAGGTCCGTTGCAAACCGTGGCAGATTTAATGAAGTACGCAGAAGAGTTTAGGAAATATGCTGGAATGTCCAGTTTACGCAGATGGTATGAACGATTGAAATTGAAATTAAAGACAATGTTAGCCATACTAATAAAAAGTTAAATTGGCTCAAGGACTTATGGCATGATTATCAATAATTGGACGCCCGATTTTACTGCAAAATATAATCATGCCTTTCCTGATTCCTATCTGTGTTTTGATACTGAGTTTACAGGCAGTGATTTAAGAAATGATTTGATTTTAGAAATCGGGCATGTGATGGTTGAAAAGGGAGTGGTGGTTGACAAGTTCAATATTGTCTTGAATTGGTACAACCACCCTTCTGTGCAAGCAAATTGGTTAGATTACAAATTACAAAATATGCGATCAGTAGTTGGTCCTGGTTGGAAGTTTAATTCTGAGTTTGTAAAAAAAGAAGGCGCTGATCCAATTCAAGCTTTAAATTTTTATTACAAGTTGTTTGCTGCTTGGGACAAACGCAATTTACCTTTTGTGGCGCAGAACGGACAAAATGCAGATGAGCGTATTTTAAAAGGAAATTTTGATAGATTTATAAACAAAAGTTTTTCATTACCAGAAAACAATTATTTTGACACAGGTAGTATTTTTAAAGCGAATCAGATTTGGGAAGCTACCTCGGGTGACGCGGTGCATTTTAAACAAATAGTGTTACCGCAAAGATCAGAAACTTTGAAAACTTATTTTAATCGAGTTATCAATTTAAAAATTGGCGGAATTAAGTGGTCATTGAAACTTATCCTTGACCATTACAAACTTTTGCAAAAACACAAAGTAATTGAAAATGAGGCACATACGGCAGGATTTGACTCCATGTGCTTGCATTGGATTATGGAAGAATACCGTAGTTTGCTAATTCCTAGAGCACCTGTCGATTCAACACACCGAGTTAAAACATTTGATTTTCTGTATGAGAAAGAAGCAAAAGAATATGCGCAACAGAATGATAAAGCGCAAAGTAAACTTGATAACACTGCGAACAATCGTGTAGATAATTCAAAACTTGCGCCCGTGGTTCCGTCAAAGAAACCGCAAAGGCGACAACGACTCATTTGAGGTTAACATGGCTAAGGCTAGAAAGAATTCACGCAATAAAGGCGCAGTTGGAGAACGAGAACTTGCTGCTGTCTTGAATGAATTGTTTGGCACTAAAGCGCGTAGGGGGCAACAGTACAACGGTCTTGAAGGAGAAGACGTTGTTGGGCTGCCAGGAATACATGTTGAAAGTAAAAGAGTGCAAGCTTTAAACATTGATAAAGCTATTGACCAAGCTTGCGAAGATAGTAAAAACTTAAAAGTGCCTGTTGTTTTTCATCGCAAAAATCATAGGCCTTGGTTAGTGACGGTTAAGCTACAAGACTTGGAAAGGCTTGTTAAAGCCATGCAACAAGTTATTGAGAACCGTGACAAATCGGATGCAAGTTGAAAGGTAACTCATGACGCAGGAAAAGGATTTGGCAGCAGAAAAAAGCATGGCTGCAATTGCTGCTTGTGCAAATCACCTCATGCAGACTAAACCAGCTTTTGTGCAAGTAGTTGCTTCAATGCTGGCAGCGCGACAACTCTATACTGCGAGCATGTATGAACTTGATTTGTTGATACGCAGTTTGGACATCAATAAAGAGCAATCAAAGTTTGAAGCAGAACAAATTGAATGGAATGAGAATCATAAGGTTGCGTTAAAAGAAATATTAATAAACGCTTCTGTTGCCAAAACCTATGAAAGTTTTGACAGTAACACTTTATTAAAAGGTTTGATCGAAACGGTGTTACCCTGGCTAAAGAAGGTAACGCTTCACCATACACAAGTTCAAACAGAAGAAAAACAAAAGGAAAATGCAGAGAAAGAAGAAAAACGAATAAACACGGAAATTGACATTGGTTTTTCCTTGCATGACAAAGCAAACAATGAAATTAAATTAAACAGACAGAATTCTTTGTTGTTTATTGGTGAATCTAAAGTTGTGCGTTGGCTATTAAACAAAGTTACGAAAAATTTATTGGAGTTTGGCAGCGGATCGAATCAATTAGTTAGATTAACGCTTGGCGATAGTACGATAACGGACCCTAGCCTTGCTAGTTTGTCTGAAAAGGTTTGGGAAAACTGTGCAGCAGTTAATGCAAGTTTTCAACAATTGTACGCATCAAGTATTTTTCCACAGCTGAAAAATCCTGTAGATGCTCTTATTGTTGATGATATTTCTGTGGCATTTACAGGCTTATCATTTTCTCCGCTGTTAACGCGAGCAAATGAAGCCCAGCACAAGTTAAAAAAATGGACAAAAACAGCTGGAGCTTTGCTCATTTCAGGTTTGCCATTGCAGCGCGAATTAAAACCAAATGAATTGCATCTGCCAGATTACGAATTATTGAGAATGCACAATTTACTACGAGCAGTGGTTGCTGAACCAGTACAAGTTGATGGTGTTGATTCTTTTAAGATTACAGTCGGATTAAACGAAATAGCTACGATTCCAGCAATTGAGTTAGCACCTTAAAAGGCGGAATTGACAATGCATGTTTTTATCAGTTGGGCGTATCTTTCTACAGCCGAAGAAGCGGACGAGCAACGTAAAGCTTGGCTAGCTAAATCACAGGAATCAGAACTTGCTGAAGATAAAGCATTTGCAGAAACATTAGTGCAAAAAAATTGTTTACCTGAGTTTTTTACTTACAACGAGTTGGTAGCAAGTAAAGAAACAGCAAGCACTAAACTAGATGAAATTAATTCTGACATTTTGGCAATCAGGTTTATTGTTCCCGGATTATCCGAAATTAAAACATACAAGTTGTCAGGCAGGTTAGATGGTTCAAAGTTACCTGTGTGTCTTGCGGCTAGAGCTTTTCTGCTCAATAACTTTGTAGGTGAATGGACTTCAGATTTAAATGCTCCAGGTTTTAACAAAATTACTTTTGTTGGGCTTCCTGGCTTAAATGATTTTTTGAAAAAATTAGCTTTTGCTTGTGGTGCATTTGGTGAATCTTTACCTGTAGATTTGTGGTGCAAAACACAAAAAATTGAAATAGCAAAAGAAGATAAAGAGGTGAGGCAGTTAATTGAAGCTTGTGCTTTTAATCAAAAACAGCCAGAAGAAAAACAAAAATACAAAAACCTTTTAACTGGATGGCTGGGAACAGGTACTAGTGCTGAGCGTGATGGGGACCTCTTGATTGCCGCCGCATTAAAGCTAGGATTTGTAAAACCAATTTCACGGAATTAAAGCATGTCAGCAGATTTTCCAAAAATTGAAAAAGACAAAGCATATGAATTTAAACCTTTTCGTGTTCCCAAATATCGTATTGAATTTCAGAATGCAACTAGTTTATCGGACATTCAAGGTTATGTTTGGTACACCCCGGCAATACTTTATCTTTGGGGGCGTTACTCTGAGGTAAATTTGTCTGATTTAGTTCAGCGACATGACATCAAGATTTTTTGGTATAAGTTCAATAAACCAATTTTTCAAGGATTATCTGTAGGCGGTGATCCAAGTTGGAATCATACTTTGTGGGCCGCAGAACAAAGCCAATGGCTTAAATTAGTTAATGGTATTCTTGAAACCGTGCAGTTTGATACGGTGTTTAAAAAAATATACCAGTATGCGTTACAAAATTTAAATGTTTATGATCCGTTTTTTGCAGATAATAAAATATTGATTTCCCAAAATGCTCCTACGATTAATGTGAATGTTTTTGCTGTGTTATCAAATGAAAGGCAATACGCGTTTGATACACGAGATAAGGAAATCAAATTATTGCCGCAAGTTCTTACTTTCAAACCAGACAAAATGCACGTTAATGCGGCTAATAAACTATTTTCACAACCAAATCTATCTCAAGAAAAAGCGTTTAACGCGTATAAGCAAGTGCTGCTAGAACAACAAGATGAACAGTTTAACGAAAAAAAATCGAGGTCGATAAATGCGCGATAATTTAAAAAAACTGGAGTTAAACTCGTTAAAACATTTTCTCTTGCCGAACCAGTTATTCCAAGTAAAAGGGTTTTTTGTTGATGAAATTTCTGAAATAGAAACTCAAATTAACGAATGGGTAAAGCAAACTAAAAACGTTGTCATTCTTATTGGAATTCCAGTAAAATTTGAAAACAAAATTAGTGTGTTTGTTACATACATACCAGCTGTGGAGAAATAACATGGAAAATGAAATAACATCGAAATGGGAAAACTATAAAAAAACTGTTCCTGGTTTGAACCAGTCAAACGATAAAGTCGAAGACGACAATGCTATTGCCTACAAAAAACTATTAAATCAGTTGCCAACTGAATTGGCGCAACAGTTAAACGATACTGTAGACAATCAAAATGAGTTGCCAAAACAAATTGAACATTCCTGGTGTTTATGTGACATGCCAGAAGGTGAATTTCCTCGCGTTTATATGTTCAAAGATTTGGTGCAATTAATTGAAGCTGTTGCAAAAAAAGAAGGACAAACGACTGCTGTATGGGCTATGTACGGTGTTCCTTTACGTTTGTCTAAATCTTTTAAACGGCAGAAAGATGGTTTAGTGTGTCGTTACTTACTTTTGCCAAACCAAAAAGCTGTGCTAATAGGACCGAATGAACCATTCAAATTATTGGATCAGACAGAATTAATTGAAGAACTTGAGATTGAAGAAGACGGTTGGTTAGGCGATCAGGCACACTTAAAGTCCCAGTCTTATTTTGTTCCAGGTATTGAGAATGACAAATTCTCAGCTGACCCGGACAATGAGACTGTGGACGATGGTGATTTGCAAGAACCAGACGAAGATTAATTTTTCTTTTTTTTAGCTATTGGGTATTAACATGGCCAGAAATAGCGTGAGGGCAGATACGCCGGACCCCACTAAATACCACGAAATGAAAGGAGTTGTGCCTGGTGTAATGATTCCAAGGGCTGGAAACGACGGACAATCTTTAGGTTTTGACGCAAACAAATCTCGTGTTGTCGTAGTCGATCCTGGCGAAGAAGGTGGTGGATTTTCTGTAGACATGGCACTAGTTGCCAAATCAAAAAATGTGTTTAATAGCGCGGCTAAACGTGTTTCTGATGTTTCTGCTTTCTACAAAGAACTCAGCAAACGCATGCTGAAAGAAGAAGAGAGTATTCCTGTTAAGTTACCTGAATCCAAGAAAGGAATTATGATGGACACAATAAAGCCTCTGACAAGTTTGCCACCAATTACTCCAGGCACAATTGACGAAAATCACGTTAAAATAACAAACCAAGTAAACATGGAGTTGCAGGAAGAAGCCAAACTCGCCGCTGATCAATTTAGAAAAGTCCAAACAGCTAACAATGTTGTTGAGCATAACATGTTACACAGTCAAGTCTTACAGCAAACTCAAACTATCAATTTGTTGATTGAAAAAATGAATCAGTTAGCAGGTTCAATACAGCCGCCAAAAGTTGCTGAACCAGAGATAAAAGACATGCTGCCAAAAGAAAACGATAAGTTAGAAAGCACGTTAGAAAGTTTTCAAATTCCGTTTTTTAAAGGAAAACCAGAAAGACCGCAGTTTGAAACTTATTTTGAAATGTCAAAGCTTGGCACAATGGCGGCTAAATATCATGCTGTCGTTGTAGGCGATGCGTGTTTGGCGTTAGTATATGACACAAGGTTTGAAGACGGCTTTCAATATTTACCGCCAAATCTTGGAGAAGAGCAAATAAAGGTTTCAGTGCCAAAATTAAAAACTGAATTTAAATGTTCTTCTCTTGGATTGCATTGGAGCTTAGGTTGTTTGGATATAGTTATTTTAATTCGACATGAGGAGTAACAACGATGGAAAAGAACGGTGCAATTAGTAACAACACACCACGTTGCGGAAATAGCTGTGGTTGTTCGCAAATGAAACAAGCGGAAGATGCACTAGGACAGCGTGAAATTTTTCCAAATAGCCAAACAGCAGCAGATCAAATTGATAACGATTTGACAAAACTCGCAGCTGATGCGGTAAAGAAAGCCAGTCTGTAATAGGCCGCATCGGCTGTAGAGGATAAGCAAATGTTTTCAGGAACTAATCCGTACATTGGACGCGGGACCGTATCTAATTACGGTGAAACTGGATTTGCTGATCCTTTCAATGATTTAGCTACGACACAAATGCCGACGACTATGAAGTCGGCATTGTGGTGGGCTGAATATATTTGGACTACTCAAGGCACTTACCGTATGGCGATGGAGCGCATCGTCAGCTATTTCATTACTGAAATAGAATTGGGCGGTGATGCTAGTGACGAAGAAAAAGAAAAGTACAGCGATTTTTTGAACAAGCAACTTGATGTTTTGAACTTTATTGGGCAGTTGATGCGTGATCGGCTTTGTTACGGTAATGGCTTTGCGAGTGTGTTAGTTCCATTTAGACGATTTTTACAGTGCCCTAAAACTGGTGATATGTATCCACTGCGAGTTGTTTACAACAACTTTAATTTTCAATTCAACGAGAAGTTCGAGTTTGTTGCGACATGCCCTAAAACAAAATGGCATGGACCTTGGAACGTTATAGACAAGCCAAGAGCCGAATCAGAACATTTGGTGTTAAAGCGGTGGAGCCCGCACGAAATGGAATTGCTCCATGATCCTTACACAGATGAAGTTTCATATTTGTGGCGTATCCCTGAGTATTACAAACGCATGGTTAGGGAAGGTAATCTCTACCACCTGGAAAGAGTCAGCAAACAAGTTCTCGAAGCAATACACACAAATAAATTATTTCGATTTAATACCGATGCTGTTTTCCACATGAAAGAACCCACGCTTGCTGGTATTCGCAATATGGGTTGGGGTTTACCGCGTAGTTTAATTAACTACAGGCAAATCTGGTACATCCAAGTTTTGCGCAGATACAACGAAGCTATTGCTTTGGACTATGTAATTCCTTTCCGTTTAATTACGCCTATGGCTAGGGGCGGGGCGGCAAACGCAGGCGGTATTGCAACGCAAGACCCCATGTCTATCTATAATGCTGGAGATTTTAGGGCACAAGTTAGGCAGATGATTAACCGAAGGCGCAGGGACCCGGCAAGCTGGCAAATGCTTCCTTTCCCTGTGCAGTATCAGGTGCTTGGTGGAGATGCCAAACAATTAGCACCTACCGATTTAATTAAACAAGGTTTTGATAACTTACTTAATGAATGTGGAACGCCTGTCGAGTTTTATCAAGGAAGTTTAAGTCTCCAGGCTGCACCTATTGCATTGCGTTTGTTTGAAAGCACGCACAGGCAGTTAGTAAGTGACGCTAATCAATTTTTGCAATGGATGTGTGATTTTATTAGTCGTGTCATGAGTTGGGAAAAGATAGATTGCGGTTTGAAGCGAGTGACAATTGCCGACGATATGCAGAAGCAAATGTCTGCGCTGCAACTCATGATGGGGCAACAACTGTCTGGAACTACAGGACTTCGTGCGATTGGTTACGACTGGAAAACCGAGCAAAAGCTTATTGCAGACGAAGCTCGGCAACAACAGGAAATGCAAGCACGACAACAAGAAGAAATGGAGCAGTCGGGTTTTGCTGCGGAAATATCAAAGGGTATGAATCCTGCAATGCAGGGTCAGCCTCCAGCAGGTGGCGGCGCTCCTCCTGCCGGTGGTGGCGGTGCGCCGCCTCCGCAAGGCGGTGGAAATCCTGTTGGACCCGATGCTCAATCAGCTATGGGTGCAGGCGGTACTCCGGTTGATAACTATATTCAAACCATGGGACCGAATGTTCCCGTCACGCCAAACGATTTGCAAGCTGCTGCTTCTAGCCTGGCACAAGAACTTCTTGGTTTGCCTGAAGCAGTTAAAGATAGCCAGTTGCGCAAGCTCAAGCAATTTAATCCAACGTTGCATTCAATTGTGCGGGCTAAGTTGGATGAGATAAGAGGTCAAATGCGATTGCAAGGCGGTGCGGCAATGCAACAACAGGGCGGATGATTGAGAGGTTTTAAATGATTCGTATTGGATTCATCTGCCCTACTTATAACGCTACTGTGTTGCATAAGTACACGAAGAAATCTCTTGAATCTTTTTTTGACACTACACCGAACGGTGTCGCAATCGTCGTTGATGACGGTTCTGCAAATTGGTCAAATGCCTATGAAAATTCTTTAAAAGCAATTGCAACTAAATTACCAGGAAGTGAAATTCACTTTATTCACTTTCCTAAAAACGGTGGGTTGACGCGTAGTTGGAACGCAGGATTGAGCAAAGCAAAAGAATTGAATTTGACTCACGCAATAGCAGGCAATAATGACGTTGTATTTACTAATAATTGGCATGCAGGTTTATTGCATGCAGCTGAAAATGGTTATTCTTTAATTGGACCTTTGTCTAATGCGCCAGGAATAACGGCTAAAGGTAATCAAGAAATTAGTCGATTTTATGCCGGATATCGTTTAACAGATTCGCAAGTAGAAATAAACAAAGTGGCTTCAACTCTGTATAAAAATAATCTTGGCAAAGTAATTGAAAGTCGAATAAATGGATTTTTCCTTTTTGCAAAAATGACTGATTGGCAGAAAGGCATGTACGATGCACAGCATTATTTTCGACCAGTTAACCCAAAAACAGCAGATGGTCGTAGAAATCCTACACCGCTTATGACGCTCAATGAAGATGAATTGCAATCAAGATGGGCGGCAAAAGGAATGAAGTCTGCTGTTTGTTTAAGTTCGTTTATTTTTCATTATCGTGCTGTATCTCGCGGAGATACTTATAAACTAGGTAAATGGTTTAGACAAGCATGAAAAAAGTTGTGTTGTATAGTTGCGTGACTAATAAATATGACATCGTTGAGAATACGATTTTGGCTTCAATTGGTTGCAATGAAGAAGAAATAAAATTTGTATTGTTTACAGATTCGCCTTTGAAAGGTGACACACCAAAAAAGGTTACTTCATCAGGTGCTGCTATTACATGGGAGTTACGCCCATTAGTTTGGAAACATCCATTGTGCAAAAGAAGAACTGCGCGATACCACAAAGTAAATAGTCATGTTTTGAATTTAGATGCAGACTACACCATATGGATTGACGGTTCTCAACAAATAAAACCAGTTCCATTAGTAAAACAACTGGTTAATCCGTTAATTAACAAATACATGCTTGCTTCGTTTAAACATCCAGAACGAACTTGCATTTACCAAGAAATGCAGGCTTGTCGCAAATTGCGAAAAGATAATCCGCAGTTGATGGCTAATCAAATAAATGCGTATAGAAAAGAAGGATATCCTCCGTACAACGGTTTAGTTGAGACAGCGTGTGTTTTAAGAAAGCAGTGCGATCAAATTACGGAATTTAACAAACTGTGGTGGAGTCAAATTGAGAATCACAGTTTTCGAGATCAACTGAGCTTTAATTATGTGGCGTGGAAACTAAAACAAGAGTACGGCAAGATTCCAGGTTCAAGAATGAAATCAACATTTTTTGATTTCATCAGTCACGGTAAGAAGAGCGCATGAAACATGTCTTAATTGCTGGAACTGATGGTGCCTATTTTAATTATGTTTCTCGGCACTTACATGGAAAAAATTGGTCAATAGTTTGGCTAAAACAAGACGTAGATATTTTTGACGGACGCAGGTTATTAAATTCAAATGGTCAAAACATTGAAGTCTTGAATTTGATTTACAATTTCTGCGAACAAAACAATGTCAGCGTTTGGAGTGACTCGTTACCTGAGTTCTTTGATTTGCCTTATCCAGGTCCTGCTGAATTTTTAGCCAAATTCGATAAACCAGCAATTGTTTGCAGTCTACACATGACTGCGTTTTTAAATCTGTGGGTAGGGCATATCGACACGGTAATAGACATACAAGCAACTGAAGAAGAAGACTTAACTAGTTTGCAAAGTTGGAACAATGAGTTAACGCCAGATTATGTGAAAGGTTTGAGAAAGCATCGTTTGGAACGATATTACAAACACCTGAAATTATTCAAGAATGTGTTTACAATGACGAACGCAGAGGTTAAACAAAAGCAGTTTGAAAAACTTGATGCTTTTTTATCTTCTGTCACTTGAGTTGCAGTATGGAACGCATTCGTAACGTTGGTGAGTGCGGTACTAAGGTTTTTCCAATTCCACAGAAAGGAACTGTCATGTCTGATCCTAAGTCTTCGATTGAGCAGCAAATGCATGATTCGTTAAACAAGGCATCTGGATTACCTGCAAATCCGGTAGTTAGTTCAGAACTAGCTCCACCTGTGCATTCACCTGTACCGGTAGCTGCTCCGAATATTCCTGTCCCTGGCGCGGTAAACATTGGAAATGTTGCTGCGGCATTAAATCCTGCTGCACACAAACCTGCGGCACAGCAAGTCGTCATCAATGACACATTCCCTTACGATGTTGCATTTAACATGGCGTTCCTTGGTTCTGGTCAAGGTGGTGCCAGGCTTGCAGCTAGTTTTTATCGCATTGGGTATCGTCGTGTTGGTTTGTTTAACACGGCTGAAAGTGATTTCCAAGGTTTGCCGGAAGAAATTCATCGGCACACTTTGCAACTTGGTGGTGCTGCCAAAGATGCCAGGTTTGCAGAGCAAGCCATGAATGGACACGAAGAAGAGATTTGGGATTTGCTCCAAAAGTCTTGGGGCAATGCCATGGATTATGGATTAATTTGTGTTGGGTTAGGTGGCGGCACAGGTTCTGGTACTAGCGGCAAGCTGATTCAAATTGCTCGCGAGTACATGGAGAGCAAAGGCAAACAACCTAGGGTTGGAGTCATTGCTTCCATTCCTTCGTTTACTGAAGGGCAGCAAGTATGTCGTAATGCTGTAACAGCTTTCCAAAAGCTGCTTGAGTTGAAAGTCAGTCCTTTGATTCTGATTGACAATGCCAGGATCAATCAGCTTTACAGGCCTGGCATGACGCAACTTTACAATGTGGCCAACAACACGGTTAGCCAGTTGTTCCATTTGTTTAATCAATTGGCTGCCGTTCACAGTCCTTTGATTACCTTTGACCGCAGCGAATTGGCTCAATTGTTGGATCATGGCATTTGTGTGATGGGAGCAGCCAGTTTGCAGAATGTGACAAGTCCTGCGGACATTAGTGCAGCTATTCGCGATCAACTTACCAACAATGTGTTGGCTGAAGTTGATTTGAAGCAAGGCACGAAGGGCGCTTGTTTGTTTGTTGGCGATCAAAATCATTTGGACAATTTGAGCCTCGATTATTTCGATGCCGGGTTTACCCAGATGAATAGGACGCTCAAGGGCGGCAACAGTGTTGTGCATCGTGGCGTTTACATTGGGTCATCGCCAGGGCTTCAAGCTTACGCGATGATTAGTGACCTCAAACCACCAGTTGCTACTTTGAATAAACTAGCTAAGGAGGCTAATTTGACAAAGGTTCAATTGGGTGGTGGTTTAGCCCAATTCCTGGGTGTGAATGATTGACGTTTGACTATAACGATTTCTCAAACTTTGCAAAGACGGAAGGAGTTAGGGTATGGTTACGACAGGTGATGCTACTCTTTTTGGTGATATGCCTGACTTAATCAATCATTTGGAAACGATATATCGCACAGAAACGAGCCAACCTTATGGCTTATCTTGTGATGGTGATCGGTTCATTAAGTGGGCGCGTAGTTACCTAAGTTCGCATCGACCTTACGAGGTGTTCGCTGTTGCGAACAATTACGGGCTCAGATTAACCAATGGTGTCAGTTTGAAAGTTTGTCCTGATGCGCGAGAAGGGCAGGAAGTGCGCAGCGGGGATATGGCTAATCCTGATACCTCAATTTCGATTACAAATCCGAGGTAGCTATGATCACCCAGCTGTTCGTTGGTTTTATTGCTTACACAATCGAACAGCTGGGTGATTCTGACGTCAATTCATTCCAAGATGAACTTGAAAGTTTGATTAATGAGCTTCAGGATACCGAGCCAGCTTTGATTAGCTGGTATTCGGATTTAAAAGATTACTGGCTTGAGCAAGTTAGTGAAGAGGATGTGGAAGAAGGCGAAGAAAGTTTTCTTGAATTTGTGAAGTCGATGGATATTGAAAAGATTGTTGAGCTTGCCACGGACATCAGGAATGAATTGATGTTGGATGATGTTCCAAATTTGACTTATGGCATTGATCATCTGTCAGCGATTTTTCTTATCAAGTGGAAGGATGGAATGCAGATTGAAATTAAATGTGATCCATCATTTCCTGAAGAAGCAAAAAAAGAATTTGAGTTTGACGCTAGCAAGTTAGATGAGCTTTTGTCAGCGTTCAAGCAACAGATTGTTGAGTTAATTATCAAGCCTGGATTTGATTCTTTGCACGATCAAACTGCCACAGTTTTTCCATTGGACAAGTATCGAGAGTTGTATGCTGTTTTGTCTGAATATGTTAATTCCAAGAATAGTGTGGACAGGGCGGATTATGATTTAGTGCTTAAACGTTTCAGGCATTTTTTTGATGATGATATTGCCAAGCTGTGGGAGTCTACCGAAAGGTTGAAGTGGCTTGATAATGGGGGTGGTTTTTAGTTCATGTGGATTGCATTATCGTCAGGCGGTGTCATGACGAAAATTGAATTTGTGAATGAGTTGCAAGAACAAAGAATTTGTCCTTTGTTGGTTTATACAAAGGACAATAAGCAAGTGGTTCCTGTTTTCAATTCTCCTTATTTGGCCAAAGAGTTTGCGCAGCGTAACACGGCCAGGTCTGATTCAATTGGTGTGATGGAATTACAAGAAGATGAAAAGCAAAGTTTGTTAAATTCCGGATTTGAATTTGAAGAATTAAATTGGCCATGCAAACGTGAAGTTTCTGTGCATGTGTTGTTCATCAAGGGAGAAGTTGAGACAATACTTGATGGGTACAAATAACTTATGGAGGTTGAGTCATGACCTCTGCAATTCGTGAGTTTTTTGCTTGGATTTCCTTTGTTTTTAAACTTTTCATTTTTAAATGGATGTTAAAAAAGAAATCTAAGGATTGGGAAAATTTCATCAAAGATAAGATTGGAATTATTAGGCGAACAGGCACGAGCATGGCTTGTGATCAAATTAAATTGCCTGTTTGTTACGTAGTTAAGGAACAATCAATGGAAGAAGATTGTTTAGTTTTTTATTGTCAGGTTAAGCCTGACCCGGAAGGAACATTGGCATGGATGACTGAGAGTAGGGTTGTGGTGCATGATAAGTCTTATGAGTTGTTGCGATCTCCAAGCAAAACAGTTGATCCGCAGTTTTCAAAAGACACAACGCTAATTGTCCGGGGTGATGTGTTTTACCCTTCGTGGCAAGAGCGAATTAAATTCACGGTGAAAAGATGATTTGTATTTATGAACCGAGGAATCATGTTGAGGTAGAAACACCAAAAGGTCGAGCATCAATTTGGCTTGTTACTGAATATGGTTCTGAAACACAAAAGCTTTTTACTTGCATTGTTAAAGCGACGGGAGAGATTTGGGAATTTACTAATGACAAGGTGAAGGTGACGACCAACACCACTTTTGGAAGATCGGAGATTCCTCGTGAGTGCAGCTAGGAGAAGCCATGTTAAATATCGAGCCAATTTATCAAAGGCTGGATTGTGATTGTGGCGTGGCTTGTGTCCAAATGGTTTTGAATTGGCTTGAGCAGAACAAACGAGGAATAATGGGATTAGGTTCAGTAATTGATGGCTTGCAAGTTAGGACGATAGAAAGCTTTCTCAGGGAAAAAGGATTGAGAGTTATTTCAGGAAATTTTGATGTCAACATGCTTAGGCACCATGTCCGGCAGGGTTCTCCTGTCATGTGCCTGGTTACGGATCATTATGTGTTGGTGAAAGGATTTGTACCAAGGAAAATCATTTACAACTGTCCAATGAACGGCGAAATAACGGAAGCGCTGGCTAAGTTTAAAAAACGATGGTCAACGACATCTGATTATACGCTGGTGAACTGGGGAATAGCGGCTTATGCGGAATAGCAGGGCCGCAAGGAGGTCAATCATGAGCAAGAAAAGAAAGGCGGTGGTTAAAACCGAAACGACAACAAATGTCATTAGCGATGTTCGCGGCTATTACTACGCTCCACTTAATGAAGAACAGAAAGACCTGTGGACGGCTATTGCAAGCAATAGTGTCATTATCGTGCTAGGTCCGCCGGGTACGGCGAAGACGTTCACGGCTGTAGCTTATTGCGCTAAAATGATATTGGAAAAGAAATACAGAAAGTTGTTTGTTACAAGGCCTGCTATAGCAATGGAAGATTTGGGATATCTTCCTGGCGATGCGCATAGCCCGCACGAAGGAAAGCTAGGTCCATATCTCGCGCCTATAATAGACGCATTAGATGATATCGTAGGCAAAACAACTATAGATAGGAAACGTATCGACGAATGTTTGACGGTTTGCCCAATATCCTACATGCGTGGCAGAAGTTTGCGTGATTTGATCTTGGTTGACGAGTGCCAGAATTTAAATCCGGTGCAGTTAACCATGGTGCTGACAAGGCTTAACGGCAAACACAGCAAAATGATTTTGTGTGGTGATCCCAATCAATCTGACCTTGGTCCTCGATCTGGTTTGATGCCGTTTGTTAATCGTGTGGCCAATAAAAACATTGATGGTTTGAAGATTGTGCGATTGAGTGACAAGTGTATTGTGCGGCATCCGATCATTGAACAGCTATTGCCTTTTTTGCAGCAGCCTGAAAAATGACTTGGCATTGCCCGATAGTGTAACGGTAGCACAGGAGTTTCCAACGCTCTTAGTCTAGGTTCGAATCCTAGTCGGGCAGATAGGAGAGACAAATGTCTACGCCGCAACACTACGACAAATCTATTCAACCTTGGGATGCAATGCGTGCTTGGATGACAGATGAAGCGTTTCGTGGATTCTTACAAGGTAATGTCATCAAGTACATAGCCAGGTATCAGGATAAGGGCGGCGTGGACGATCTCAAGAAAGCTCAGCATTACCTGACCAAACTGATTGAGACTTACAATGCTTGATCCTGTTGTTTGGTTATTATTGCTGTTTGCAACCTGTCTTTGCACTGCGGGTATGACGCTAGATTTTACATTGGATTATCACGATAAATGGTGGTTTGCTCCGGCTAGGGTTTGCCTCGGTATTCTTGGAAGCTTGACCTGGACAATTTGTTTGTGGCGAATTGGCGACAAACAAAAAATCTATATGTATGGCGTAATGTGGGATGTGATTATTTGCGCTGTGGCTTATTTCGTGCCGGTGATTTTTTTCGGTATTCATTTAAGTTGGAAGGGAATTATTGGAATAGCGTTTATGACTGCTGGATTAATTCTTTTGAAACTTTAATTGGTGAGACAAATGGCTACTAAATGGCTTTGTTGGCAAGATTTTATTAAGCAACGAAAGTCTGAGAATCGCGGAAAACTAATTGATTTGACTGATAATCCTTTGCCGGTTTTGGCGTGTGGCAAATGGGTTGTTTTTCAAAATCCGGAATTTACCAAACTCGTTGTTGATATGGGTGACAATGCTATTGAAGCTCAGGCCTGGCATGAGAAATTCAAATCAATTGGGCATTCATGCAATATGGCTTTTGCTGAGAACAAGCTTGTCAACGCTTATATGCACAGACCTGTATGCACAAATTACAGCAATAGGATCTTGACGTTTTGGTTTGTGAATTTCCCAGCATATCCAAAAGGTTTTGAACCAAAACCTAAACTTAAGAATTATGATTAATTATGTTTGTTAAACGCATGACTGCTAAAGAAGATGAACTGCTCTATTCAACAGCTAAAGAAACTGCCGATTTTTTTGGTTCTCTTAAAATTAAATGGTGGTTATCGCACGGCACACTATTAGGAGCGTGGCGACATCAAGGAATAATACCTTGGGACGATGATTTAGATTTTGCATTTCCTCGTAGCTTAGTTGACGTATTAGAAGACAAAGTAAAAGAAAAGGGTTGGAAATTTAAAAGGATAGGGCCATTTTTAGCTAAAATATGGAATCCAGCCGTAGCCAAGTATGGAAGTGATGCTGCGTGGACTTGGCCAAATGTTGATGTAACGCTTTATGATTTTTATAAAAATACAATAATTGTTGAATACGACGGACATCGTAAATTCCAAGCGTTTTCTGATAAAGACATAGTGCCAGTTAAGCTACACCCTTTTGGACCGCTAGAACTTCCGATTCCTAATCAACCAGAAGTTATGCTCAATTTGATTTACCCGAATTGGCGAACCATGCCGACTTCTAGTCAATACAGTCATAGATTTGAAATGAGATACATAGAACAAGCGGAGCAATTAAAAATAAATCAGTTAAAAAATCGTTTCAATTTTTTTAATGTGTTCGATTAAGTAATTTAAAATACGACTAGCGTTAGAAACTGATTTTGATTTATTTTAGTTGAATAATCACGAGAAAGCTTATGGACTTGTTTAGCATAGCTAAGCTTAGTTTTTTGCATTGGGCTGAAAAGAAAGCCGACGAATGGCACAATTTCTTTCAAAGTCCAGCAAGTCACATTTCGGACCCTTTTCACAGTCCAGCACATCCTCATTGGCGAAAAATGTTTTATTCAGAATTAGCCGGACAGCAGCCAGACAATCCATTTAAATTGTTAGGTTACGGCTCTGAAGCCATGGCCGTTAAAACTACGGGAGACAATGTTTTAAAGTTTTCGTATAAGCCTGACGTGACGTATGCGGCTAGATCAGGCTTAGATATACCAACTATAGCCACATACAGTCATGAATTAGGTTCGGCAGCTGGTAGTCCTGTTTATGCTGTTAAACAACCATTGGCTCAAGTTAGTGATAGTTTCTGGGATAACTTAAAAGGTAATGTTGAATTAAGAAATAAAGCCAAAGCAATGAATTTAAATCCTGTGGACTTAGTGTTTGGGTTTAAACAAACTGGTGTAATAGACCAAAATGGTGTGCCAACGCGAGTTTTACTGGATCGAGGAGCCGTGCTTGATTCTCCACGATCTGCGGCACCTTTACTTAGTCGAATTGGCCATGGTGCAAGAGAAAAGTTTGAAGATTTGTTAGTTGCAGGGCATAATAGACCTAACGCGCTTAGGGCACTTGGCTCAATTCCATTGTTGGCGTATTTGGCAAAACGATATGCTAATAAGGAAAAGATTGATCCTCAGACAACAGCTGGACTTGGTGCAATTAGTGCTGCGCCTTGGGCTATTCGAGGAATTGATGTAAAAGGAATTATGCCAGTGCCAGGAGCAGCAAAATTCAATGTGCGGGGTGGTTTACCTGCTGCTGGACTTGCTGGTTTAGGTGGGTTGTTGCTTGCTATGCGTAAAGGTAAGGATGGTTCAAAATCTTAACATTGAGGTGGATCATGCCATATAAGTCAGAAGCTCAACGCAAATATTTCAACGCCAACAGGGAAAAGCTTGAAGGGCAGGGTGTAGACGTGGATGAATGGAATGAAGCTAGCAAAGGCAAAAAGTTACCTGAAAAGGTCAAAGACAAAGAAGAAGAAAAGAAAGCATTTGTGCGTAGTTTAATTAATTATTTTTTAAAGCCTAAAAATGTTAAAGATAAAAATCTTAAAAAAGAAAAAACTAATGAGGGTAATGAAACTGTAATTGATGAAAAACAAAAAAACACAATGCAAAAACAAGCAATTGGTATACTTGAAGCTTTAGGAGCATTGGGTGGTGCGGCAGCTGGTGCTGCGCATACGCCGGAAGTTACATCCAGCAACAATCCAATTTTGAATAGAATTCGCGGAGATGTTTATCCAAAAGAAAATGCACGCATTCAGGCTGCGTTACGGGGAGCTTTAGCTGGTTTGACAGGTGTCGTAGGTGGTCGTGCTGGGCTTGCTGCTGGAACATTACTTGGAAAGTCTCCATTAATTGCAAACAAATTAGTGTCTCCTGGTACTCAAAAATTGATTCAAAATGTTTTATCTCCGGCTGGTGCAATTGCTGGCGGTGGAGCAGGTGGCGCAGCGGGCATGGGAGTTTATGATCTTCTAAAACGTATATCAGACAAATCGCAAAATTTGGCAAAAGCAGAAAAGAAAGGTTATCAGCTTAGTTTTGCCGAAAAGAAAGCATTTATTGATTTGGTTAAAGCTGCTCGTTGCTGGCAGGGCTATGAAGCTGTTCCTGGCAAGAAAGCCTATAGCGACGGCAGCTGTCGTCCTGTTGGCGGCAAAGAGAAGAAAGAAAAAGAAAAAAAAGCCGATTGTCTGCACAATCAAAATAATGGTCGCGAAACTAAGTGCGAAGAATGTGGCGAAGTAAATTGCAATTGCAAACAAGCATCAGTTATTGAACAGCTTGGAAGACTGCTTGCGATTAAGCAAGCTGAAGAACGCGGTCTTTGGGCTAATATTCACGCTAAACGCAAACGTGGCGAAAAGCCAGCTAAGCCAGGTGATCAGGATTATCCTGATCAGAAGTCATGGAATAAAACTGTAAAGTCAAGTGGCGACGCCTGGCAGAGGGCTGAAGGCAAGAATCCTGAAGGTGGATTGAACGCCAAAGGTCGTGCTAGTCTTAAAGCAGAAGGTCAAAACATCAAGCCGCCGGTTACGGAAGATAAGCCAACGGGTGAGAGGGCTGGTCGAAAAGCTAGCTTTTGCGCAAGAATGGGTGGCATGAAAAAGAAGTTGACAAGCAGTGAAACGGCTAGCGATCCTGATTCACGCATCAACAAGGCCCTTCGCAAGTGGAATTGTTAATTGAGGTTTTGTTGTGGACATTACTCAATTAGCGGAATTATCAGCACAGCAAGGCAGTGAAGGCGCAAAACCTTCTCTGCCTTTTAGCAATAATCCTGAACAACAAAATTTTGCTAAATATAACGAACCGCCTTTTTGGCAAAATAAAGGTTTAGATAAAGGAAACGCTAACACTCGTAGTCAACCATATACAAATCAAAACTTTAACAACTATAGTCAACCATATACAAATCAAAACTTTAACAACTATAGTCAACCATATACAAATCAAAACTTTAACAACTATAGTCAACCATATACAAATCAAAACTTTAACAACTATAGTCAACCATATACGAATTGGTCTTTAAGTAACAATCCTGTAAGTAATTTTCTTAGAGGAGATGACAAAGGTTTAGACTGGAGGTGGGGGGCTCTTGGTAATTTTTTAAATCCAGTTATTTATGCGAATAGACCATATAAAAAATATGTAGCTGAAAATTTCTTTCTAATTATAAAGGAACTGCTGGTGGTCCTGGGTATGACTTAGCCAATAAATTGGTAAGATTTGCTAGAAGTAAAGGTATTTTAATGAATGCTTATAGGGGTAGAACATCTTATGGTGCTTTTCCACACTATCTTCCGGATTTGGGCATTGGTCTTCGTCGTGGCCCGACTCCGGGAATAATATATGGAATAGACAGAAACGCTAGTGCTATTGCTCATGAGGTCGGGCACGCATTAGCGCCAAAATGGGTTTTTAACCCATCAACTATAGCTAGATCACAACAGGCAGCAAGACTTGGAACACTTTTTGGAAGTTTAGGCGCGTTATTCTCAAGAGATGAGACAAATTCAAGGAACGCGGCACTTGCGGGAACAGCAGCTAACTTGCCGCTATTAGCGCTTGAAACAGATGCAAGTATCAGAGGAGCTAACATTTTAAAACGTTTGGGTGCCAGATCAAGAATTGGGGCATTTATAGGGTTGCCAACTTATGCTTTAACGGCCGGAATTCCTCTTGGCGCACATTACATCAAAAAACTGCTAGGCGGTTTTGAACACAATAAAACAGTTTAGGTGCTTGAATGTCAGCAACAAGCATCGATTTATTAGCAAAATTAGCGGCGCAGCAAGTGCAAAACGCGCCGCAAGCGCCAATGCCTGCAAGTCAAAATATACCAATTGCACAACCTCAACCAATTCAAAACGCTCCTCAAGCGCCAAATCCTGTACCAACACCGCCTAGTCAGAATACACCGATTGCACAACCTCAACCAATTAAAACCGCTCCTCAAGCGCCAGCGCCTCCAGTTCAGCAAACAATACCCAATCAAAATACGCCAGCTGTTCCGCAACAGTCGTATGGTGATATGCCATCAAGAACAGGGTATTTTAAATACAGACAAGAGCAAAATCAGCAACCAATAAAACAACCAGTTACACAAATTCCGTTTGGGCAACAAAAACGAAATGTTCCGTTTGATTATTTTAATCCGCCAAAAAACAATGAAGAATTTGATGTAACTATTTACGATTATATGAAGCCTTTATACGCAAAATACCCAGGAGGATTTGAGCAGGCAATTGATGATTCACAAAAATGGCAAGAACATGCCTTATTAGAAGGATTACCAGTACATGGACGACAAGATCTAGAAAAATACGTCCGTATTGCGACTGGAAATAAGGTGCCTGGTTTAGAAAGCTGGCTTAGGCGTGGACAGAGCTCTCTTGGCTTTAGTGATCCGAATAATCCAAGTCGATCCGGTGCTTATCAGACTCACGATGCTAGTGGCAATGCGTTTATAGTGGTAAATCCTAAACTTGGTCCCAACGGTCAAGATGACTGGTGGAAAAACATGTTTGGGCATGAGCTTACACATGCTGCGCAAACGCTTCCGCGAGGAGGACCTGCTGGCGGACATGAAATGGCACATGGTCCAAATGTATTTAGAAACAATTTAGACGCATTTAAAAATAATCGAAACGCGTACCAGTTTGCGGGAGTCGGTACTAGTGAAGATAATCGAACACAGCTTGATTATTTCGGAACCCCCACTGAATTTTCAGCATATTTAAGTGAATTGCGACGAAATTGGATTGAAAAAAATCCCGGAAAGCGATTAAGTAAACCAAGTGAAGCGGAAGCTTTATTAGAAGAGTTTGTTGAAGCACCAAAACATATTAAACAACATAATGATCTTGAAGACAAAAAAGTTTTAGAAAGTTACATTCCTTTTCACGAAAAATATCCAACAAGTCCAAAAAACTATGGAGATCGTAAGAGTGTAGCAGAATTACTTTCAAAAATAAAGTATGAACAGTGGAAGCGACAAGAACCTAATCTTCCATTATATAAACCAGAATATAAACAACATGCTTTTCCTTACATTAATCAATTAAACTCTGATTTTCTTCCAACTATAATGTCTAACCCTGAACTTAAAAAGAAAGCAATACTTGCAATTTTATCTTCTGTAGTGCAAAACAATCAACAACAACCAACAAAAACAGCTAGTATTTCAATATTAGCTAAACAAGCTGTTTCAGCTAATCCGGTGCTTGCTCGCCTACTTGAAGCCAAGGCGCATTCAGACAAATCCAGGTATGATCTTAAAAACCAGATTTTAAAAGAATTGATGGAAGAAGCTCCAGAAGATTGGATAGTTGACGACCCAAAACCAAAATATAAAGGCGTTACGC